GAATGGCATGTCCGTGACCCGTTGACAGCGTATCCGGCAACCCTTCTCGGTGTGGACGATATGCGTCCCCGAGATGTCGTGTTCGCTTACGAACGTCCCCTCGGATATTTGCGTTCCATGTATCCCGAAACTGCTCGCATGTTCCAAGGTGACAGTGGTGCTGGTGAAGACCAGGGCATCGAAATGATCGAATACGTTGACGGTGAAGAACAAGTCCTCATCGCTATGCGTGGCCCAGTGAAAACCGGGCTGTTTGGTACCGCCCCGAACTCTGACGAAAACATTGTTGTCGAGTTGGAACGGGCACCGAACCCTCTTGGGGAATGCCCCGTTGTGTGTGCCGAACGAATCAGTCTTGACGATTCGCAAGGACAGTTCGACGGCATCCTCGGCATGTATCAGATGCAAGCCCGTTTGATGGCGCTTGAAGTTATCGCAGTTCAGAAAGGCGTGTTCCCTGACACCTGGCTGATAGGTCGTCAAGGGGAAACCCCCCAAATTGTGAACCCTGCTGATGGACTCACCGGTGAGGTTGGTGTGATTCGTGGCGGTGAGCTGCGTGACATGCAAATGCAACCCGGTTACATGACGAACCCTGCGATTGACCGGTTGGAACGTGCCCAACGATTGACGGCTGGTATCCCCCCAGAGTTCGGTGGGGAATCAACAACGAACATTCGTACCGGTCGCCGAGGCGATGCCGTACTTTCCGCAGTTGTTGACTTCCCGGTGCAAGAAGCGCAACGCATCATGGCTCGTTCCTTGCAGGAAGAAAACGAAATCGCTATCAATATGTCAAAAACGTATGCCGGGAACAAAGGCAAATCGTTTTATGTCACAACGAAAAACGCTAAAGGCCGAGTCGATTACGTCCCCAACACCAACTTCGATTCCACAGACAACGTAGTGGTCTACTCCCAAGCGGGAGCCGACATCAACAACCTTGTCATCGGTGGAGGTCAACGAGTTGGGATGGGCACCATGTCGAAACGCTCATTCATGGCTATCGACCCACTGGTCGAAGACCCAGAGTTTGAACATGACGCTGTGGTCGCAGAACAACTTGAACAGGCATTGCTGGCATCTATCCAGCAGCAAGCCTCCGAAGGTGTTATCCCACCAGCCGATCTTGCTCGCATCATGGAACTGGTTTCCACGAACCAACTCGAATTGGTTGAAGCTGTGGAGAAAGTGCAGAAAGAGGCACAGGAACGGCAAGCGGAACAAGTTGACGCTGCTGCACCTGAAGCGCAACCCGGTTTGGCTGCACCAGGTATGGGAGCCGAGTCTCGATCAATCGCTGCACCTCCCGGTGGTGGCGGTGGTTTAGGTGAACTGCTTGGGGCGTTGTGATGCCCCGTAAAGGTAAAGGCACGAAAGTCATAAATTTCAAACCTGTCGCATCTTCTCAGGATTGCGCGGTGTGCGGCTACCCGAAGAAATGGAAGGTCCACAATCATGGCTGACGCAGGGTACAGGGGACAGGCTTACGGTAAAGCCAAAGAACAAGAAGAAGCGCTTTCTGCGGTTCCAATGGAAGCCGGTATGGGCGCTGTCCCTCCGGCACCGATAATTCCTGGCGGGGAAGGCGACATGACTCGCCCTAGTCAATACCCGCAGCAATCAATTATGGCTCCTGCTGCTCCTATGCCTAGATCAGAGCAACCTCAAACCAGTGAAAACGTGGCACGCATTTTGCCGTCACTTTTACCTCTCGCATCTTCACCTTACGCTTCTCCTTCGACTCGACGCATCGTTCGAGCCATGCAAGCGATGGTCCCTAGACAGGACCAGTAGTTGTGGGACTGTGGAACTTTATTTACAAAATCAGCAAAGGTGCTTTTAACACTGGTGTCCAAAGTGTTGACTTTGTTACCGACATCGCACAGGAAGCGTTACCGGGTCGCGACGAATACGAAGGCAGCGGGATAGCTGACACCATTTGGGGATCATTCAACGACAATGTTCTTGGCGAAGGTGGGGTGATGCAGTCCGCTATCGGACCTGAAGGTGTTGGGGGCACCATCATTGGAGCAATATCTCCCGCAGTACGCAAACCGATAAAAAGTGTGATCGACCCCACTTTTAAGGCTGCCACTATTGCCTATAAACACGCGATAGATCGTCCTTTGGGGACGCTTATGACGATTGCTTCTGTTGCTGACAGTTCCGGTGAAGGCACACACAATGAGTACGAATTTGAAGGTGGATTAAGTAACTGGCTTAACACTGAAACGTGGGCGCATGCTTGGGATATTTCAAACAGTCAATCTCTCGGCCAAGCCTTGTCGCTTGCTGTTGGAACGAAAGACATTCTCGACAAAGACGAAGTAGACAAGTGGGAGGGCACGTCTATGCACCGTTTGGCGTCGGGGACCACAGACGCATTGTTTACTATTATTTACGATCCGTTCTACCAAATAGGTGTCCCCACTAAAGTTTTTGCTCCCGTAATTGGTGACGTTGCGCGACATCATCGTAGGGTGGCTGGTGCAGGAACGCATGTCACCGAAAGCGCCGGGTTTGCGCGTTTAACGAAAGACATTGCTGCTATCGCTGATGAAATGGTTGAGGGTCGCACCGCAGCAGCGTCAGGTGCGGGCCGCACTCTGGCAGCAGGGTTGCGTGCCAGCGCAGACGAAGCCAAAAAGACTCTCCAAAAAGGTGTCGATGAGACTGGTCAAAAATTAGATGGTGCCGCCAAAGACGAGCTTCAGGGAATAATCGATGAAGCAGATCGTTTAGAGGACTTGGCATCCGCTCCCCTTGGATTCAGCGAAGGCTATTACAAGGGGCTACCCACACCTGACGACCTAACTCTTATAGACGAGTTAGCGACAAAAGTCCACCAAAAACACAAGCATATAAAGGGTTTCACCCCGGATGTTGCTTACGCTGTAGCCGCTGCCCCAACACTCGAAGCGCAACAACTGGTGTTTCGTTTAGCGATGGGAAATGCTGAAGCGTTGCAGCAAGTCAGAAACTTGGCTGACGAATGGGCTGGTTTGATGCAACAAGGTGGCCTTGTGGATCGCATGGTCACTATCCAAAAGCAAATAGATAGCCTGACTGACAGCATCGCTTCGCCTGGGTTGCAACAAAAGTTGAGAGCAAACCTGAACAGGCAAGTCATGGCTTTAGAAAAAGAAGCCGCTGATCTGTTAAGAGGGATGCCCCAAGGTCTTACCGGTTTAGGCGTTTTTAACGCTGCTTTCTCAATTAAGGGTCAACGCTTGGCTGCGTTGGCTCCTCGTTTCGCTGATGAAGTAAGCGTTGACGCTGTTGATGCTGCGTGGGGAGCATTAAACGACTCTCCCCGTCTGGTTTCTGGTGTTGCCGATGAAATCCTTGGACCAATCCTGGCGGAAACAGCGAGTAGCAACCGACTGGTCGTGGGGTCTTTAAGGGAAGCACCCAAGATAGGTATTGTAAGACATTTGGGGTACGGGGCCGCATCCTTTATGAGCGAAGTGCCAATGCTGGGGCCAGCCGGGTTGCGGGTGGTCAATGTGTTTCGAGAAAAAACTGCCCAGCAGATGATGATTTGGGATGACGTTGACCAAACCTTCAACCAGTTTGAACGCATGTTGCGTGACGCAAGTCGAGTCACCCACAAAGGCAGATCTCTTGTAGAAGAAGCCGGTGTCAATGTTGACGAAGTGTTAGGTAACTGGGTTAAATCTTCACAGCATCAACGTAAGGCCATGTTTGAAAACATTGTTGATGACTTGAATGATGGTGTCATAAAACTTTATGCAGATGAACTTCTTGAGGGTATCGACGCAGACACTTTGAAATCCCAGCCTTTGAGTCCTAAACGAATGAGGAAAGCGTTGGATGAAGCGGAAGGAGTCTTGCGAGGGCAAGCCGAAAACGCAAGAGTGTATGGCAACCGGGATCTCCAATTTGATTTAGCTGACACCGATTTCAATATCACTCGACGCTACATAGAAAACTTGACCCCCCAACAGCTTCGCCAAGCGTCACTTGTTCCCCGGTATGACGCAATCGCCACAGTGATGAAACACAGCGCTATCCGCAAATTCATGGGGCGAGGCGCTGAATTCGGTGACGAGTTTATGATGGCATGGAAAAAGTCTGTGCTGCTGCGTCCGGCGTGGCCGATTCGTGTTCTTTCTGACGAACTGTTACGTTCGGCTGCTGCGCTTGGCGGTATGCACACTATGAGGGGAACATTCGCAGGTTTCAATGATCTTCGTACCGCCTGGTTCAAAAAGAATGGTGAAGATGTGATGGCCCCTGTCATCGCCAAGATGCGGGACGATCTGAAAGTCGGGGACGAACTATCTGACGGGGACTTGTATCTCCAGTATGAAGCAAAGCACGGCGCTAAAGCGACAGAAAAGTTGACACGCAACGCCATCAACGACGCTTACGGCAGGGACCGTATCCGCAGAAGGGGACTCTTTACCACCGGTGTGGGGTTGTTTGCATTAGGCCCAGGTGGGGCGTTGGCTTCCGCAGCTCTTTACAGTTTGTATGCTCGACGCACAATGTCTTCTTTGGCTCGCCGGGAAGTTGCTGCACGGTTTTATAGTGAGGTTCGAGGGGTAGCTAAGAAACAATTTGATGAAGCTGAAGCGGCGATAAGGCAGTCAGTGAAAGAGGGGGTGAGGACTCCTGAAGAAGCCGCCAGGTTGCTTAACAATTTGAAGCATCGGAAAGATCTTGCGGAAACGCAAGCTCGTACCCTTAAACAGCAGTTAGAGCATTCTGTTCTTAGAACTCCGAAACGTAAAGACGCAGATCTTACAGAGAAATACGATTTGCCTGAGGAATACTCAGAGATGATTACCAACTTTGATCGAGTTGGTGAACTGATGCACCAAGCCCGTGTCGGCGGATATTACATGGGGGGCTACCAGTTTGCGAACGAGTTTGGGGACACTCCTTTCGCTGTTCAAATGAACAAGCAAGCATTGTCGTCTAGCCGGTCTACTCGTGGCGCATATGAAACAGTGGGGAGTGCCACAAAAAGAAACTATGAAAGTCAGATAGTCGGAGGGGAATATCGGCTTCACAAGTTTGACCAAAACAGGAAAGCCTTTGTTGAGGCGTATGACCGCACGGTCAATTACCAGTTCAAACCGCATTTGCTTGACGACACAATGCCCCAAGAGTTCCAAATGTTTACTCAAATGTTTTGGCAAGGCAGAAGCGATGCTGAAATAATTGCGTGGCTGAAAACTCGGCAGGGTTCCAAACTCGAAGAAGCCATGCCCCGCCATTTCGGTAAAGAACAAAACATAGAGCAATGGGTAAACGCTGTTCGCACACAAATAGACAACTATGTTCCCAACACCCCAGAGTTTGCTTTAGTGCGACAGAAATTGGCTGAAGGTAAAGACATCAGTTGGGTCAACGACATTGTTCCCATCTTGAACAAGAACTACGGCGGAGTGAATGCTGGTGTCAAAGCAATACACCAGTTAGAAGGTGGTAGATACGCTGAGTTTGGGATAGTCCACGGGGCAAGCGGGGCAATAGCCGACGCTGTAATAACGAGACAACTTATCCAACGAGCAACCAAACAGATAGATAGCTGGATGGAGTCCCTCGGAACGATGACTGTGGACAACCTGTCACGCAGCACCGTGTTCTCAGGGGTTTACCGAAACGAACTTGCCCGGTTAGTGCAAACGTACAGAAGGAGCGACGGCACTTATCGCATAACTGACGTACAACTGAAAAGCATTGAGAACGCTGCTCGGCGTGTCGCACTTGATGAGACTCGCAAATTGCTTTACGACCTGGCGGAACGCACCCGTTTCGGAGAAATGGTCGGAATGCTCATGCCGTTCTACAGCGCATGGCAAGAAGTCATCACCCGCTGGGCCGGACTCGCCGTACAAAACCCCGTGTTCGTGGCGAGGGGTGCCCGATATTTTCAAGCCATCAAAGGCGAAGACGAAGAAGGCAACTCCAATTTCGTGATCCGTATGCCAGAAGGTCTGCTTGGAGCCGAAATAGCGGGACAACCGGTGTTCGGGAAACTCGGCACCCTCGGGTTTACTTCCCTGAAACTGCATCCCGACTCGATTTCAATGATCTCTGCGGGACTACCAGGGTTCGGTCCCATCGTCACAATAGCGGCAAGTGAATCTGTTATCGCACAGCCCTCCCTGCAAGAATCTATGGATTGGTTGCTTCCTTACGGCGCATCGGAGGGCACAGGTGTTTTCCATCGCATGTGGCAGCAGGTTGAGCCGACGTTTCTGCGTCGTATGGAAGGCGCATATTTCGACGTACCGGAACGCCAAAAAATGTTGGCCCAAGTAGCCATTGACTTGGCAGCAGAATATGAAGGGTTAGGCGAGAAAATCAACACCCCTGAGTTAGAGAAAGAGTTTGTTGACGAAGCGATCCGCCGCACCGAAGACATCTTAAAGATTCGGGCACTCGCCGGGTTGGGTGTCCCGTTCGCTTTCCAAGTCCAGTCCCCATATCACGCAGTCATAGAGGACTACCGAAAAGTCACCGAGGAAGACGGGTTTGATGCTGCAACCACTTGGCTGCTAGCTAATCACCCAGAGTTGTGGGCAATTACGGCTCGACGGACAATGGTGCAAGGTGTTGCGTCCGCCACATTGGAAGGTGACGCAAAGTATCGGGAACACAAAGACTTCGCTGACGCTCACCCAGAAATAGGGGACTTCATTATCGGCAAGATCGGTGCCGACGATGTGCAGTTTGAGTTCAACTATGCGGTCTACAAATCTGAGATAGCCGAAGGTCGTCGGGTGCGTGCCACCCCCCAAGAGATTCTGCGGAAACCACAAGAGAACAAGGGGTGGGCTGAGTGGCGTGAAGCGAAGAACCTTGTGTATGAGGAACTGGCACGTCGCGAACAAGCGGGTGGTTCAGCCAGTTTGGGGGCGAAAGCCAACAACGATTTACAGATGCTTATGGATCGAGTGAAGTTGAAAGTAGCTCAGGATAATCCTGGGTGGTGGGAAGCGTACAACGAAACGTATGACCAGCTTCATCAGGCCAAAGTTATGGACGGTTTCCGTGCTTTGATTAAGTCTGAAGACTTCCAGTATCGCCCCGAAATTCCGTTACTTGACGAGTATTTTGAGGCTCGTGAACTCATTGAAAAAGAATTAGAACGTCGAGGTAATGCTAGCGGCGAAGCAGATGCGTATTCTTTAGGGTATCGCACTAACGCAGACCTCGAACAGTTGTGGGATGCTATAAGGGTGAAGTTGCGTAACAACAATGACTTTATAGAAATCTTTGACCGGTATTTCGAGAATGACACGATTGACAAAAAGACATGGGTAAGCAGGTAAAGCAACGATGGATATAGCCCAACTATTTGCTTCTATGGGGTTGACCGCTAACACCGAAATTGTTAATGGGCAAGTGGTCGTTCTAGGTGAAGGCCCCATTACTTACGAAACCGGAATGGTAGAAAGCGCCCAAGGTCAAGGCCCTGCCCGTTTTGAAACCGAAATTGAAGTAGCAGGCGACAAGTTCACCGAAGACGACCTCCGAGAATACATTGTCGGTTTACAACCCGACGAACTACTCACATTACAGCAGGCACTATTCTCCGAAGGCTACTACGGCACCATCGAAGACATCACCGAAATAGAAGACCCCATCAAAACCGGTCGAGCGTTGCAAGCAGTTGCCCGCGACGCTGCTCTCACCTACCAGCAGGGTATAACTCCAGGGATGGAAGGTGTCCCAACTTTAGAAGACCGGTTCGCTGAGTTCACTATCGAAGATCTGAATACAGCTAAAGACGAGTATTTACAAAAAGAGGAACAGCCTACGATTCGTGTGATGCCGTCTTCAGCGGTTGACCGTATGGTTGAAGAAACCTGGCGGAAACTTCTTGGCCGTAAACCTACAGCGGAGGAACGTCGAGCTGCGTTTGGTGCGGTTCGTGCAGCCCAGATCGCTGGTGGTAACGCTATGCAGCAAGGCGGAATTGTTGAGTCGGTTGATGTGACTGGTCTTTTAGCTGGTCAGGCGGAAGCGGCTGATCCTGCCAGGGCTGAGGCGATGTCGTTGTCAAGTAGTGCGGCGACTCTTAAACGGGTGTTAGGACTCAGGTAATGGCAAGTGACGCAGAAGAAGGAAACGTAGACGGAGGGGCACAGTTTGGAGAATCGTTTGCCCCTGTAGTTAATGCTTTAGAAAGCGCATACAACGCTTGGATGAGGGCAGATAAGCAATATAACGATTATGTAAATGAAAAATTCAGTGAAGCTTTTGATTTAATTGCTGACGCTGGTTTAACGGTTGCCGATGTTGTTAAGGGAAGAACGGCAGCAGCTCTAGGGATTGGTCAAGGGGCATTTAACTGGATTAAAAACCAAGCGTCAGACTTGCTGGAAGGTGAGGACACTCCGGGCAGCGGCAGCGCTCAAAACTTAGAACGCCTTGAAACTCTCTATGAAGAAGCTAAAGAAGATTTAGAGAAACGTAAAACAACTGATGAGCGTCTTGGAGCGGTAGAGCTTCGGGAACGCCAAACTCCGTTTTTGCGGGAGCTAGATCTTTTAGACGGAGAACTTTTAGATCATCAACAAGCGTTACAAGATGCTCAAGGTCGTATCGACAACTCAGTAAAGGAAGTGCGTTCTTTAACAAATCAGAAGAAACAGGCTGAGGCTTGGCAGCGAGAAGCCCTCCCTTCATTCTTTATCCCGGCTTCTGACAGCGGGAGAGCAGAACTAGTAAAAGAATGGAATGATGCGGCGAGAGATCTGTTCGGGTTCAGTTTGGTTGACGAAGCCGAATACCTTACTTCGGGGCGTTCGTTAGGTTCTGAAGCTGAAAACATTAGAGATCTTTTTGCAGAAGAACTTGCCAGACTTGACGACGAAATATCTTCGCAAGAAACTTTTACTGCTGATGGCAGGGATGAGCTTTCTGAAATTCAGAGGGATATTAGGTCAACTGAACGTGACATAAATTCAACCAATTTTGAATTAGAGAATCTTTCCGAAACTGATACGCAAGCTTTTGAAGATCGTTTAGATCAAGCCCCTGATCTTGAAGGGTTGTCATCGCGGGAGAAACAAGAAGCGATTGTTTCTTGGATGATGGACGGAGGGGATAGCGGTCTTTCTTACGAAAGCGAGTTAGAAGATCTCCTTGAAGATGAAACAGTCTTTAAGGCACCGTTACGCAAACTTGTAGATGACAACAAAGATCGTTTAACTAGGGAACGTATTTCGTCGGGGGATCGGTTGAGCCGGGACACGACAGGTTCCCCCGAGGCTCGCCGTCGAGCAGCGGTAACAGACCGAGAACGCGAAGTTGAAGATGTAGATGAACCGTTTTCTCCTGAAGCGGTACGGCGACAAGCAGCCCAAGAAGGAGATCTTCTAACTCGCTACCGTCGTGAACGAGCGGCAGAACGTGAAAGTTCTTTCATAAATGATCCCAGTCAGCGGGGGCGTACAGATGTGTTCGCTGAAGATACCGAACCGTTTTCCCCTGAGAGGATGCGACAAGCACGCCCGGACCTGGGTGAACCTATTTCTCGGCGCATGGTTGGCGCTGGTGTTGGTGGCCCGTTAGAAGCAGGGGAGCGTGACAGGTTTACTAGCCCATTTGTAGAAGAAGAAGAAGAAACTGTTGAGATTGTTGAAGACGAGGGGGATGCCGACACCACCACCACTACTACGGCTACTGATGACGACACCACTACCACCACTACGACTACTGATGGCAACGCTGATGCCGACGCTGATGCCGACGCTGATGCTGACCTTACGTCTGATGCGACAGCCACATTCATTCTCGAAAACTTTGGGCTAACCAGTTTCTTCCTCGACCGCGACGACATGCTGATCCTCAACCCCGAAACTGGGGAAGAAGTCAACGTCTTGCAATACATTGAGGACACCGGCAAAACAAACGACGAAGAAGTCTTAGGGCTAATCTCCCAAACCAAATGGTACCAAGACACCGGACCTACAGCTCGTGCCTTTGAAAGAGAATGGTCAATGGAAGGCGAGGCTGGCCGTAAAGAACTGCTTGACGAAACGTCTGACATCATTAGCCGTGAAGCTAAAAAGATTGGGTTGACGTTAAGCGAAGAAGATCTTTACGCTTTGTCGTTTAACGCCAAGATGATGGGGATGGATAGTTACGAGATCCGTCAAGAGTTCGTAGATAACTGGGAGTTGTCGTTCGATTCGGAAGCGGTGCAGTCAGGCAATATCGCTGCGTTACGCAACAAAGTGAATCAGACTGCCGGGAAATACATGCTTCTTATCGGTGATGACGCTTTAGCTGCTGCCGCTGAGTCACTGTATTTAGGGGAAGCGACACTGGATGGAATTGAGGCTGGTTTCCGTAACCAGGCGATTGAGCAGATGCCGGAGCTTGGTGGTCTTATCAAGCAGGGTTATACCCCCGAAATGTATTTCTCGTCATATAAGACGCAGGCTGAACGGTTGTTGGAACGCAAGATTGATTTCATGGGTGATGACCGCAATATGTTTATCAACCTTATGGGCGGCCAGTCGGATGATACTTATATTCAGAAGCCTTTGACGTTGACTCAGGCGAACCGCTATTTCCGTGGTTTGGATGAGTGGAAGTATACGAGGAACGCTACTCAGGAGGCGCGTGGTATGGCTGACCAGGTTGGTCGGATGTTTGGAGCGGTGGCGTAATGGTTGTCGAAAACCCAATCAGCGAAGACTTTGCTGCGAATGTATCTGGTTTGTCTCGTTCGCAGAAGCGTGAGCAGGTCAAACAAGAGCAGCGTGAGCTTAACGTAGCGTTGGCGGCTGCGGGGAAATCGCTGATTGCTGTTGATGGCATTGTTGGTCCTGAGACTGAGGGGGCGCGGGTCACAGTTGCTGCGTTAGACGACGGTACTGGTGACGGTACTGGTGACGGTACTGGTGACGGTACTGGTGACGGCGGGGCACAGAAAGAACCTGCCGACAATGTTCAGGACAAAGAGGGGAATTGGCTTTATATCCAGAACGCTGCGGGGGCTTGGTACAACAATCCCGCCTTCATACATGAAGAAGAAGACGAAGAAGAAACTGAAACCGAAAAAGAAACACGGCTGGCATTAGAGGCAGAAAAACAGAAAGCCATAAACCTCCAGTTGGAGAACGACGCTTTACGACTCGCAGGCCAAGAAAGCAGCACAGACATACTCGCAGATCTCGTTCAACGCTACGGGCTACCCAGCACCATCACTGACTTCCTCACAGAACAAATGATCGCAGGGGAATCAGAACTAGGTATAGCCCAAAAAATTAGGGCACGCCCCGAATACGCTGCCAGGTTCCCCGCAATGGCAATACGTCGAGGGCTTAACCTTCCCACTATCAGCGAATCCGAATACATCGGGTTGGAACGCAGTTACCGGTCGATCATGCGGGCAGCAAACCTGCCTGCCAACTTCCATGACGGACCAGAAGACTTTACGAATCTCATTTCTGGGGACGTATCGGCCCAAGAGTTTCAGCAGCGAGTGACGTTGGCTGAGTCGGCACGCGACACCGCCAACCAAGACATCATCACCGAACTTCAAGACAACTATGGTCTTACCACAGGTGACATTACCGCTTACTATCTTGACCCTAAAGCGGCACAAAATGTGTTTGAAGACCGCCGCAAGTTTGAAGCAGCGGGACTGTCGGTGGCGGCTACACAAGCAATCGGTGAAGGACTCGAAGTTAAGACTGCAGAAGCGTTGCAACGTGAAAACATCCAGCGTAGGGAAATCCAGTCACGCCTCGGCCAGCGAGCCGGTCTAACCGAAGACCTCCTCGGCAGCGAAGGCATGAGTGCCACACAGGTAGCTGAGGCAGAGTTTGGGTTGGATGTGGATGAAGCAACCAGGTTACGTCGCCTCAGAGAAGCACGTTTGGCCCCCATGATGGGTGGCGGAACTGCCCTCACCACAGCCAAAGGTATTACAGGTTTGGGTGCTGCACAGTAACCACTGGATTCCCCAGACTCGGTTATGTATAGTGGAAAGCGTTGATCGGCCCCACGTTGGGCGAGCTGTTTAACACCCCCTCCATCTCCAGTTCCACCGCTGGGATGCGTACCAGGATAGGTGAGTGACATATGACAGATTCCGACTCCACTTTCGGTGAAGAAGGTTCTGACAGCCCAACCGAGTCGAAACCGAATTGGCGACGAGACTTAGAGAACCGTGCGAAGGAAGCTGAAAGCCAGCTTGCGGAAGCGCAATCGAAGTTGAGTGGCTATGAGCGGCGTGACGTTTTTAGGTCAGCAGGACTTGATCTTGAGGACCGGCAAGTAAGCTATTTCGTTAAGGCTTACGATGGTGAAATGGACGCAGAAGTTATCCGTGCAGAAGCGGAGTCTGCTGGGTTCATTGGATCGAATGCTTCGGCATCCAGTCCTTCACCGATGATGCGTGACGCACTCGACGCCGAACAGCGTATTGCTGCTGCTGGCGAAGGTGGTGACCCGGTGTCACAAGCCGACCTGAACGCTCGTATAGCGTCAACGAACAACCCGGAGGAACTCCGGTCGTTGATGGAGAGTGAAGGTTACCTGTGGGGTGCTGCTCAGTAATCGGCTAGCTAACAGTGGAGTCCCTCACCCTTAGGACTTCACAATGGCCTATACAGGCACAGGGGACGTTTCCTCTGATACGGCGGCGTTTCAGCAACTTGCTTATTTCGCTTTCCGTTCCCAACCAGTGTTTGACATGGTTGCTGATGTGCGCTCAACCGCGCAAACCCATAACGGGGCATCAGTCCAGTTCAACATTTATGACAATATGGCTCAGGCCACTTCAGCTCTGACTGAAACGTCTGACGTTACAGCGGTTGCCCTTGGCGACTCGACTGTCGTTGTTACTCTCGCAGAGTACGGCAACGCAGTCATCACCACAGCGAAGCTGCGTGGCACATCATTCTTGAATGTTGATGCTGACGCTGCGAACATCATCGGTTACAACATGGTTGATTCCATGGATAAAGTTGTTTCTGATGTCGCTAACGGTGGCTCTAACGTCATTTATGGCGGCGATGCTACTGCCCGTAACGAACTTGTGGCGGCAGACGTAATCACCGCAGACTTGGCACGTAAAGCTGTAGCCGAACTTCGTACAGCTAGTGCGCCTGGCTTTGAGAATGGCAACTACATGGGCATCGTTCATCCCGATGTCGCTTATGACCTCCGCAGCGAAACCGCAGTAACCGACGTAATCGCATTCCAGATCCGTCAAGACAGCGCCGGTGTTCGCAACGGCTCCATTGGCGTGTTCGGTGGTATCGAGTGGATTGAGAACCCGCGTGCGGGTCTTATCGCAGATGGCGGTGCGGGTACGTGCGACGCATATCAAACTTTGGTTTGTGGTCGCCAAGCTCTTGCCAAAGCGTTCAGTCGTGCTCCTGGCTTCGGGGAAGACCCAAGCGTCGTGTTCGGTCCTGTGACCGATACTCTGCGCCGGTTCCACCCGGTTGGCTGGTATCACCTTGTCGGCTATGGCCGATTCCGTGAGGCTTCGATGCAACGTATCGAAACTTCATCCAGCATCGGGACTAACTAATAGTTAGCGCCTGAAGGCTTGGGGGGGTCGGGTTCCCCCTTTCCCCGGCCCCCCCATCAAAGCCTGCTACTCTTGCTGTAAAGTGAGGATGTATGCCTAAAGTTGGTTCAAAACATTTCAGTTACTCCACGGCTGGCCGTAAAGCTGCCCGTGCCTATGCGTCAAAGACTGGCAAAAAGGTGACGAATACTAAAAAGAAAAAGCGGGGCAAAAAGTAATGGCCGGTAACAGTCAAACCGACGGAAACGTCACGATTCGGCCCAAACCCATAACTGGGACCGGAGGAGCTAAACGTGGCTAGTGGCCTTTTCTGTTTGCCAATGGAATACAACCTGGAGCAGACAGCGAACTTTAATATCGATTTTAATGACACGACTGCTGATCGTTTCAAATGCATGTTGACGACCAGCTCGTACACACCGAACTACAGCACCCATTCGATTAAGTCTGATGTGACTAACGAGGTGTCTGGTACCGGTTACACCGCTGGTGGGGAGTCGTTGACTTCTATCACGTTCGCTACGAGTGGGGGAACGATTACTTGGGATGCGGCGGATGTCGAGTGGACTTCGAGCACGATTACTGGTGCTCGTTACGCTGTGATTTATGACGACGATCTCACTAATAAGCCTTTGATTTGTGCTATTGACTTCGGTGGAGATTTCTCTACCACATCTGGTACGTTCAAAATTACTTGGAATGCAAGCGGAATCTTTACGCTTGACTTGACCCCGTAGGAGTAGATAATGGCAATCCCCACTTCTGGGTATCCCACCACTCTTGACGACACGAATGCGACACCTGGCGCAACGGTTGAGTTTCCTCAACCAAGTTCGTCAACGGATTTGGATGCAACGAACGTCGAGCATGATTTGTTGCACACGAATCTTTCTTTGGCAATCGTGGCGTTACAGACGAAACTGGGGATCACTGACTCTAACGCTTCGGCGGATAAACTTCTCGTAGGAAGTGGTGCTTCGACTACTGCGTGGACTTCTACGCTTCCCAGTGTCGGTTTCGGCACAGACGGCTCAGGTGTAGACGTAACATTTTATTCGGCTACCGCAGGCGACTCGATGCTGTGGGACGCTTCGGACGAGAAGCTGGTTATCACTGGTAGCGACGGCCAGAACGCTTTAGAAGTTCCAGATGGCAATGTTTCGGTTACCGACCAACTCACAGTCTCCGGTGGGCTGGTTGCACCACTCCAAATTAATGCTCAGACCGGTACGACATATACGTTGGTTATTGGGGATGCCGGGAAACTGGTTACTTCTTCTAACGGGTCGGCGCAAACTATTACGGTGCCGCCGAACTCGTCGGTAGCGTTTGCTGTTGGCACTCAGATCATTGTTCAAAACATCGGCTCGGCTAATGCAACGCTGGCTCAGGGGTCTGGTGTCACTATTCAATCTAAGGATTCTAATAAGGAGATTGACGGTCAGTACGCTGCGGCGACGCTGATTAAAACGGCAACTGATACTTGGTCGCTTATTGGTGCTCTGAAGTAATGCCTGTACGTCCAGTCGATCACGGCATTGTTTCTGCTTCTGGTGCTGGTGGTGCTGAAATAACGGGAGGTAACAGTTACGACAGCCAAGGTGACGGCTACATATATGAGGAGTTTACTTCGTCGGGAACTGCGACTGTTACTGGTGATTTGACTGTTGACCTGATTGTTGTTGGCGGCGGTGGCGGTCTTAGCAACAGCGCTCAGTATAATAGAAACTCGTTCAGCGGTGCCGGTGGCGGTGGCGGTGTTCTTTTAGCCACAGGTTTAGCTGTAACAGCAGGAGATTACACCGTAACTATTGGAGCGCTTGGTTCCAACGGTGCAAGCGCAAGCCAGTATGGGACTAATGGGGGTACATCAGTCGTTGAAATTGGTGGCGTTCGGTGGACCGCTTCTGGCGGTGGTTTCGGCGGTTGGGGCGGCGACTATTACGCCGGTAACGGAAATGCTGGTTCAGCCGCCGACACCTCAAACCCGAACAGTCTGTCGGGAGTCCAAAGCTCTGGCGGCGCTAGCGGTGGCTCTGGTCTATGGTCTGGGTACACAGGTGCAACTGCAGGTTCAGGTGCTAGTTCTTACAATACTGGGGGTAATGGGGGAGCAACGGTAACTTTGCATTCTGGCGGTAATGGTGCTGGTACTGACTGGTACGGATCACCCGGTGGTGGTGGCTCTGGTACCGGTAATGCCGGTTCTAAACCGGGTGGTGGCGCAGGAGAAACGTGGAATAACTTTGAGTCAGCTTCTGACGTTTACGGATCAGGTGGAACTGCCACTGGAACAGACAGCGCAGGTACCGGTTACGGTAAAGGCAGTTCTTGGTCGAATGGTAACGGACAAGCAGGTGTTGTAATTTTTAGGTGGGCTGCATAATGCGGTTATTCGCTGAAGTTAATTCAGAAAATATTGTTGTTAATGTTGCTCTGTTTGAAGATGATAAAACACCTGTCGATTTAGGGTGGACAGGGTGGTATGAAACAGCAGAAAATATCCGTAAAACTGTAGCTGGTCCCGGCTCGACGTTTGTTCCAGAAGCAGACGGTTATCCTCTTGGATTGTTTTACCAGCCATGTCCGCACGAAACTTGGGTATTAGACGCTAATTATGATTGGCAACCTCCAACACCCAAACCAGAAGGAAACTATATATGGGACGACGAAACTAATAATTGGGTTGAGGTATTTCCTCACGAGGAAGAATGAACATCGTTGATGCCCCCGGCAAAATTACTGCCGGACGGCCACTCAAACCCTTCGGCATAGTTGTCCACCATACCGCCTCCAACCGCAACGCCGACCCCGACAACGTGATCGCAATGTGTGTACGAGGCGTCAACAAGGTACCCGGACCTTTATACAACTACCTCATAAAACGTGATGGCACCATTGTCAAGTTGACGGCTGAGAATGTGAAAGCTAACCACGCTGGCCGTGGTTTACAGTCAGTGTTGACACGAATGCAGCAGAATAAGCCTGTTACGGGTAACGCTTCGAGCGCCGGTAAGATCAGCGCCAACTCTCGTTTAATAGGTGTTTCAATTATTAATGACGGGTTAGGGGAAGATGTACCCGAGGCACAGATGGACGCACTTGTAGATTTGTGCGCCTTTCTGTGTGACGGACACAACTGGAACCCCGACTGTGCTGTGATAGGCCATAAAGAATGGACTTCACGCAAAGTTGACCCCTCGTTTTCTATGCCAGAACTACGTTTAATGGTTCATCGACGCATGATTACATCAGTCCCAACAATGACTTTACCTAAAGAACCAGAAGACGGACTTGTTCCATTCCCCGGAACACTCCGCAAAGGCTCACGCAGCCAAGCAGTTGTTCATGTTCAACGAGTAGTAGGAGCTTTAGCCGACGGAATATTCGGGCGTGGTACACTCGCCAAAGTAAAACAATGGCAGCGAGCTAAAGGGCTTGTTGCAGATGGCGTGGTTGGTCCAAAAACTTGGGCTGCTATGCAGATACGGAGACAAGAAGTTGTTCAACCAGCGTTTTATTAAAGATTCATTAGAGCGTGGAATCTCTACCTTTGCTCAGGCATGGGCTGCAGCTATGGCTGTACCCGGACCTGACTGGGGTGATTCCTTGAAGATCGCCGGAGTTGCGGCGCTTATCGCTATTGCCAAGGCTGTTGCTGCCAGAAAAGTGGGTGACCCTGAAACGGCATCAGTCACTAGTTAAGAAATGAGGTTGTTCTGTGACGCAATATCGTCAGTCGGGGGTTACATATAGGGAATCGGGTGTCGCTTATGCGTCGCCTACAACTATTACCCCGGCGACGATTGCGGCCACAGCAACCATCCCTACTAATTTCCAGTTTGAGTATCGTCAATCTGGGCAGGCTTACAGAAACAGTTACGACTATCGTCAAGCGCTTATATCTGGCAACGTTTATTTAGTTGAAGTTACACCGGCGGCTGTCGCTGTTACTACATCTATTACAGCTACTGGTGGTATACCGATCACGGTTAGTCCGGCAACTATTGCTGCTGTTGCGGCTGTACCCGGCCCCACTTTAACAGTCAACTATGTTGACATCGATCTAGTAGATGTTCGGGCTTTCGCTGCAGTTCCTTCTCCCACAATCACAACCGGTATCATCCAATACCCAGCAACCATTACGGCTACTGCTGGAGTTGACCCCATTATTGGTGTCAACATTATTGAGCCAGAGACCATTGCTTGTACCAGCCAAGTACACACTCCGACTCTTATGTCGAATCCTGTTCCGGCAACAATAACTGTTGACGGCACATGCAACGATGCTCACCAAATGTACAGGTTCTATCCGGGGGCAGAAGCTCTTGTTCCACCTGTCGGGTTACGCAACAAACCAACTCCGGCAGCGTACGCATTAGCTCGACATTATTCTCCACGGGACAGGGCACGAAACTTATTTATTATTAATAACACATCAGTACAGGATTATCTTCCCGTAGATACCACAACCGTTACACGCTGGCTTCTTGGCGGTCACTTCCCACCATCAGACTTGACTCCAAGTGAGATAGCATTACTAGACGCCAGTGGTTTCCCCATTGACGTAGGAGCAGGAGTTACTTAATGCCCATATATGTTTACCGTTGTCTTGACTGTGGATTGGCACATGAGATTCGTCATGGATTTGATGAAACTTATAGTGGTCATTGTGATGGTTGTATGGGAGTTGTCCGTAAATATTTTGGTGAAGTGCACATATCTGCATCAGCTACACCTACTCGTGGGGTGCATGATGGAAAAGAAATCGATTGGGCTGGGACTAAAACTAAAGAACGAGAAAAAGAAAAAGATATGGAAGCCTATAAACGACTCCGATCTGAAGGTCTTCACCCCCCGTCTATTGACGGTGCTGCGAACCTCGAATCTCGTGCCGGTAACAAATGGGAAGTTAAAGCAGGGCATATCATTAACGATAAGAATCGCAAAAAGGCTGAATCGCAGATACAGGAGATTCTCGAATGAGCACACAAGTATGGGTTGATGAAGTTCGTGACATGCTTCTTTCGGGTTATGTGGAAGACTTAGACGTTATTACTGGAGACGTTTTGGTAGGAGCTTCACAAATATTTGTTCAAGGCTATGCGTCTTCTATTGTTAAGGGTGTTGTTATAGAAGTAAATGCTGAGTTGATGTATGTTCTTCAGGTTACTTCGACAACTATTGACGTATTGCGTGGTTATGGTGGATCAACAGCAGCGGCTCATACCGCTAACGACATTGTTCGTGTGTCACCCAAGTTCCCGACACACCGTATTGTTTCCTCAATCAATGATGATCTGGCAGATATTTCGTCACCGGCTCATGGTATGTTCCAGATACGTACCACTACCTTTACTTACAACGGTGGGGTAGCTGGCTACAACTTGGATACAAGTGACGGTGATGGTGGCTATTATCCTGTTGATTCTATTTATGAAGTAACACATGCAGCAGTTGGTGTGTTAGCCAATGAACCTGAAATAATTTCGTGGCGACTGAAACGAGATCGAGCTACTGGTTCGTTTGCTAGCGGTAATGCTTTGATTCTTTATGATGGTGCAGTACCCGGCAGAACAGTAAGAGTTCTATACAAGTCTCCCCTCACACCGGTAGATACCACAGATCTGACAAAGGATCGTTCCCTTACAGGGCTACCAACTACCGCCTATGATCTACCAACACTTGGTGCAGCTATGGCGTTGATGACCACACGTCCCATCAGACGTGAGTTCCTCGACGCACAGGGCACGTCACGCATGGCCGAAGAGGTACCCCCCGGAGCTATCTCAGCGTCCTTCAGGGACCTTATGGGGCGGCGTAAGGAAAGACTGGAATCTGAGTCTGCACGGTTAGCTGCCCAATACCCACAACAATGGCCTCGTCATTCGGCTGTTCGTAGCCACCAATGGGGCTATGCACCGAGATGAGTTTCAACGCCGAGTCGTTGCCGATTGAATTAAACGGCGTTTCTTATCTTGTAGATACGGCTGAGTATCGACGAACAACTGTTCCTGTTTCACGTCAACAACGAGACAACAGCAGGGAACCCGGCGAAAATACTTTAGATACAACAGGTGCATGGGTACGTTCCCAAACCGATTGGTCTTATGGGGCTGGTCAACTCTATTTAGATAACGAAGACTCAGACCGGCGACGATTCTATGAATCTGTTGGTGTTGATATTTGGACTCGGGGACAAATCACGTTGCTTCCTATCGCTGAAACCCCCGGCGCATTACCGGCAACATCATTTATTGCAGGTGAAATACTTGTTCACCGAGTAGTTCAGGATTCTACTGGCACAGAATATTTGTATGTTGCTAACGGCACAACACTTTCTCACACCTCTGATCCGTTAGCTGGGAGTCCTACTTGGACCAGCATCACTGTTGGAGGGACCACGACCAGCATTACGAGTGATGGTACAAACATTTATCTTGGTTTCGACGGTGTTATCGTTGCAGAAAAATCTGTGATCGGTAGTAGCTCAACTGCGACTTTCGGTTCACTCGATCCGAACATTATTAAAGTTGCGGCAGGACGTTTAATCGCTGCAGAAGGCAACACTATTTATGAATTGGATGCCGCCGGAGCGAAAGCCGCATCATCTTTAGATTATTCTTTGCCGTTGGCTTCAAGTGTGTGGGTAGATGTGGACGCATGTCCCAACGGTATCTATGCTGCAGCAAACACAGACAACACAGGAACCGTATATTTTATTAGCGTCAACTCAACCGACGGCACACTAGTCACCCCAATAGTTGCAGGTTCTCTACCTCGTAACGAATCCATTAACGCAATCCTTTCTTATGGACCTGTTCTTTGTTTAGCAACATCACAAGGATTTCGTACTGCTCTTATCGATGTTGAATCTGGTGGTGTAACAATCGGTTCAGTTATAGACACAGGTGGAGAAGCATACTCACTTGAAGCTGATGGTCGTTTCGTTTGGTGGGGTGGTGCTTACGGAAATCTTTTTCGTGCTGACCTTACCCGGTTCACTGACACTCTTGTCCCTGCTTATGCTTCGGATCTTGTATCTTCTGTGTCTGCTACAGCTACAGATTTGGTTGGCAGCATGACCCGTGTCAATAATGCTGGTAACCCTAAAATGTTTTTTGGTGTAAAGAAAGCATCCGCCGCTGCCATATTACAAAACGAATCTAAAGACAATACAAGAGTCGCAAGTGGGACCATGAACGCAGGTGAAATAACTTGGTCAACAGTAGCCCCCAAACTTTTACGTTCAGGTGTTATCGATCTTGACCGTTCCCAATTCGAACGGTCATCAATTGACTACAGACAGACAGGTATTGCTTATGATCAAACTGGTTACGAATACAGATTTGGTGTCCCCACATCTGAAGCTGCCGGTGAGATCCGTTTAACTGCCACAAATAATGCTGACGTTAGTGCAACTCTTTTAGACATGGCGACCCAAGTACCACAAACATTTGATTTCGGTACAAGCACAGATACAGCTATCTCGTTTGACCTTACAGTCACACTGGTACGGGGAACAAGTGACGCTACAATAGCCCCAATCCTTCACGACTGGCAGCTAACTGCAGTTGCAGTACCCCGACGCATTGACGAAATAATTATTCCCATAGTTCTTCGACGAGATCTTCTTACCTCTCGCAATTCAGGTGCCCCAATTTCTTTAGTAGCAGGCAACACCTTTTCTAATCTTCGAACACTAATGGAGAACGGTACTGCTGTTAGTTATAAAGAAGGAACACGAACAGATACTGTCACCATTGAAAGATTAGAAATGCAACCTGAACGTCTATCCGACGATGGATCATGGTGGGAAGGTACTCTATTGGCAAGGCTACTTACTGTTCCAGTTTGATAAGGGTGTATGGCTAAGATTCTTTTCTTCGACATTGAAACTGCACCCAACATGTCTTACGTGTGGGGTCAATGGCAACAAGATGTTATCGACCACGTACAAGAGTGGTACATACTGTGCTTCTCTTACAAATGGGAAGGCCAAAAGAAAACACACGTAGTTTCACTCAACGACTTTGATCTCTACTCCGAAGATTTAGAAAATGATTTCAATGTTGTCCACAAACTCTGGGAACTATTAGACGAAGCTGACATCGTTATTGGCCACAACTCAGACGCATTCGATATAAAGAAAGCTAACGCACGATTCGTCTACCATGATTTCGGTCCTCCGAGCCATTACCACACCGTTGATACATTAAAGATCGCACGACGACATTTCAAATTTAATAGCAATAGACTTGGACATCTCGGAGAACACCTTGGACTTGGGGGTAAAGAAGTCACAGGAGGATTTCAAACATGGGCAGGATGCATGAGAGGTGACGCTAAAGCATGGGCAACCATGAAAAAATATGCTAAACAAGATGTCGATTTACTTGTCGATGTTTATGAACGATTGCGTCCTTGGGCTACAAACCACCCAAATAGAAACGTCATCGACCAAACCACGTTCGCTTGCCCAACGTGCGGCAGCAACAGGCTGCATAAGCGTGGTGTTAGGCAGACACGCACACTGACCTACCAGCAATACCAATGCCACCGCTGTAAAGCGTACTGTAGAGAGCGGTTGGCGCAACAAGTTGAACGACCTGAAGTTGTTTAATATCCGTTGTACCTAGCAGGTAATGTGCGTTCCATATCTGGTGCAAGAATACGTTTCTTACATTTACGGCAACGACATTCACCAACAACATACTTAGCTATAGTGCCGTGCTTTTTGAAGTCTTTCTTTTCCCAACGGATGTGACCAAGGTCATCAGTAAACATCAGTAATCTTCAGGATTAGAAGCATCGTCCTTAAATAGATGGGCTACACGATCGGCTTCCTCTTTGCTACGGAACCATTCCCGTATTTGTCTATCGCATAGAACTGCATACCCTCTAACTGTTGGGCCTCCAACAATTCGAGCAGGTATTTCTTCGACTGTTATTTTCATGGCTACTCCTAACCACGTTCCCTTAATTTTATTTTACCACGCTTAGTGAGTATTAGGGCAGGATGCTGAGGGAAGAAAGGAGAGAAACACCCCCAGCATCCTGTTACCGGGTCTATTGAACCGGCTTGCCCTTACTTCTGTACTGTGTTTTCAGTTCTCTCATTCTTTCAGCGTTCTCTTTTATAGATAACGATTCTCTCTTCGCTAACTCTAGTGCATCACTAGTTGCTGAGATGGAAGCAATGTTAGTGGTTTGTTTCTCTGTTTCCTCATGCTTCTCTTTAATTTTTCTGAGTGCTGTTTCAAACGCTGCTTCACTGAAAGCCCAAGTCACATCTAACGCTTCGTAACATTCCTCTAAGGTCCAGCCAGCATGATGAGCTATCTCTACCACGTGCCGTATTTTGGCTGGCTTGGCTAACGGTTTTTTCTCCTGTTCTTTCCACCACTGATTGAGCATTTGGGTGGTGTCAGTAAAAGCTGGTTGTTTTTTCACATTCAGTTTGATTACTTCCCCCATGTATTCTCTCCTTAATTAGTTGGGCGAAACTGTGTAACTCCATTACAACATAAGCACCACCGGTTCCAAAGTTCCGGCGCTTCACTAAAGCTGCACCAAATTTTGCGTCTGCATTAATCCTTTCCTGTTCTGTTTCTTTCATTATTTCAGATAAGGACGAGAGGGCATCCTTCCTGTTTTTGCATTCGAATACAAACTCAGGTAAGTCAACGCATCGGATGTCCCCCACGTCCTTAATTCCGACAAGAGGTAGGCGCATAAACTCTGAACCTATGTAGCGTTGAAGATACCGAACGCATTCAGTTTCCCACGCAGTCCCCTTCTGTTTGGATTTACTCACTGATCACTAATCTCCGGTGGGAGTTCGAAGCCAAGGTAAGGTTCTTCTACGTGTTCTTGATAGAAATCAAAACTTGTTTGAAGAAGAAATGACATTGCTTGCATCAACTTATTGTTCTCATCCATTTGTCGTTCCGAAGGATGATGTTCAAAAGATTCAATGATTTGTGCTGCTCGCATTTCAAACCTAGTAGAAAAATCAGTAGGTACAACGACAGTTATTATTGATAGTTGATTATCCAACACTGGAACTATAACGCTTGGAAGGTTTTCTTCATCCATTAAAATGGTTCCTCATCGTCAGCAAATGCAGCTTGAACAGTTTCAACTGCTTGTGCTGCCACATTACCACGATCATTTCCTTTCGGATACCAACGATATGATGGGCCACCTTCGTCTGCGTAAAGACAAAGTTTGCTGCGTTTCTCACCTTCTTTTGATTCCCACTTGTCTTGTTTCATGCGACCAATAAACATGACACGACTACCCTTAGGTATCTCAGCCATACGTTCGGCTAGATCACCGAAACATTTCACATCAAACCAGTGAGTTTCTTTCGTGTCATCACGCCCCGTTGTTACAGCTACTGGAACAGTAATGAATGCGTTACCTGACTTGGCGTAACGCAACACCAAATCCGTACCAACATTACCTGCTATAGATATATTACTCATTGCTTTCTTCCTCTCTCTTTTCGAGAATATCTGCGAGAACATAGTTCCCGTCATGTTTATGCCAGAGATGCAGACCTAAGCCCAACCTCATCGCACATCTTTTAATACCGTCCGACGCACACGCCTTCAGCCTTGCTCCATCCGTCTTCCAATTGTTCGGATTCTCGCACTCACCAACCTCTTGTATCGAGGTAGTTCGTCCATCAACATCAACAGTAAGAGTGCAGAGGCAACCAGTAAGAGTACCGTCAGCATCCCGAACAAGAGTGTCAATAGCAAAATCATGTGGACCTACTATTCCTAATAAGAATTGCGACACAATACCGTGTGGTACATAGGATGCCGCAAATTTTCCCGGTTTAGTTTCAATGAACTTCTCCGAGAATGGTGTTGCTAACTTACTTAACTGACTCATCAGTCTCCTTTATTACTAAATCGATAATGTCTAATATGTTTACGTCGCCATGCTGTTCACAGATATCAAAGTGAGGACAGTAATTACATTCCCACGGAATCTCTGTGCTCCACCATGATCTCAACCCTTCAGGTATTACACCACTAGTCAAATAGTTCTTAGCCATTTGAGCGTGCTGCTCCAAGAAATAAGTAGTAGCAACAGAAATAGATGTGTCGCTCTCATCAATTGGATCGTAGATACTGTAATACCATTCAACCATGTCACCGGCACGAGCACTATCTTTCCAACGAGAAGGCGTCGCATCAGTACAGACATACACAAGATGTATCTCTGTCAGCCCCAGCGCTATGGCATATGCACACGCTTGGAATAGATGCTCTTCCTTCGGGCCTTCCCTTCTCGCTTTACGGAACCCGTAGTTACGCATGGTTTTAATTTCTAAGACAGTTCCTTCACGACGACTTGGGTTGTTATGAGATGCATGATAAACACCATCAGCATGACCTGAAGTCATAACGTCAGGCATACTTACAGGCACTTCGCATTCAAAGTTAGGCACCTTGTCATTGAATGCCTGTTGTATGTGGTCATGCATTGTGTTGCCAAACTCTCTAGCAACATACCCATTGACAGCGTTCTCCCCAGCATCAACCCGAGGCACACCCATCCCATCGAACACCTGTTTCCTATCACACGTGGTGATATTAGATATTCTCAGGAACGATCCGTCTGCCGTTGGCTTGTTCTCTGGGTGCCGTATGTATTCACGAAGAGCTAGCTCCGCTGGACCCCGGCCCGTTTCGTACTGCATTGTTCTCCCTTTCAAGGTTCAGTTTATCAGTTCCCTCGGGCCTCATCAATGCGGCGATCCCAATAATCTGATTCAGCAATCGCTCTAGCTTCCTCGATTTCCTCATCAGTGTGCTCATCATCCCAATCTGGTGGTTCCATTGCATCATACTGGGCCTCTGCCATTTCAAAACTCATCCTTCTCCTCCTATTTCTCGGTCAGGAACATAAAGCATTTCCTCTTCATCATGCTCCCAATATTGGTGATAATACTCAGCGGTTGAACGCCACATATACTGCGGACCAGCATGACGTTCCTTTCTTCTTGACAACCGAGTCTCTTGCCTATTGCATGATCCACACACAACAGGTTCAATCATCCCGGCTTTTTGTGCTCGCTTCATTAATGGACCTAAGAGTCGAGCATTATCTAACTTGACTCCCATCTTTTCCAATTCAATGTGAACTTCATCAGTGGTCCATGCTTGCCACGGCCCATTTTTGATTACACATTTCTTGATTGCCATTTTTGCAGCACGCTTCTGGGATGGACGGGCAGAAGTTTCTACCCGTGCCATCCCTATGTCACGTTGCTGCTGTCCCTCATTCCCCGACATAGCTGCGAGCCATATTGTACAAGGCTTTAGCTACAGCGTTAATGAAAGCATCATCATCAGGGTCAACAACTGCTGACTCTGCATATTCCTTGATGTAATGCTCGATATCGTTTTCTATAACAGTGGTAACGATATGTTCTACCTCACCACTGTCTCGGATTACATCAGCACAGATATCACCCACGATGTCACAAAAAGTTCCATCGTTAGCAAAATCGTGTGTGTTTATTTCTACTGTTGCTTCTATACTCATTTTCTTTCTCCTTTATTTATTTCTTGCTTGAAGTATTTGCTCCCGAGTAAATGCATCATGTTCCACCATTGGAGTATCACGCTTTGTTCCTCTCTTATTTTTTGTTGCCTTATCTTCTTTCCTGAAAACACGCCAAGCTTCACGGCAACCAGCGCACCGGCACCCATTGCTATAAAAATTTGCTGACGGTTTCCCTTTACAAGAAGCTCTTTGATTAGCCAAAGTCACACCTCATTGGTCCATCAAATCCTTTATCATGCTGTCAAGATCACCTTCAACATGTGTCAACAACTCATGCACTTCGTGAAGACGACCCTTTAAGATTGTTAGGGGAACGTGAAGATACAGTTCACCCTCGACTTGCTCCTCCGTATACTCTTTCTCTAACTCATCACGCCGAGCTTGAAGGTACGCCATAATATTTTCAGCAGTAATCAAATCGTGATTACCAATTGTCTTATTCACGACTGCTCTCCTACCAAAATCTTGGCAGCCTTCTCAGTCATCGGTAACTTCCCGAACATCACATTGGCATCATGCCTACGGGCACGTTCCATGCTGCTATTCACACCCTTAACTGATTTATCTTTCTGCTCCCATGCTTGAACAGCCATGAGTGCACCCCACTTGGTGTTACGCACACTAGCTATATCCTCGTCACGACGGAATCTGTGATTCAAGTCTGATTTCACGTTACGCCAACGAGTTAACTGATTGTAATAGCCCTGATGTGATTGAGTATTGCTTCTCCACCACGGCTCTTCAGGTCCACTACCAATGAGATTGATAACTAATCCATCCCATTGTTCATCAACGAACTCTTCGTTAGCCATACGTTCAATCTGTTGCTTGTATGTTTCATGTCTTTCATAGCTATCACACAATGCTTGAACAGCTTCTTGCATCATGCCTTGGGGATCACCCATCTTCTTAAACTTGAAGATAGCGTTCTTATCCAAGATGTTTAGCTTGAAAGTATTCGCACACACAACAGCCCGTGCAGACTGAGTAGCAATTAACGGAATACTTTTGTCATGTCCGTTACCAATGTTGAACATCGATTCAACTCTTGACCAACCGGGAATTTCTATATCTTCCTTGAACTTCAGAGACACATAACCAACAGCACCATGATCATAGGTACCAACTGATTCGATAGCCTCTACCAGTCCAGTATCGATAAGCAATCCAGTTAATTCATCAGCCATAAACCGATGTTGAACTATTCGGTATCGATTACTTACTTCAGCATGAGCATATGGATAGTTGACCATCTTTAAGACCTGTCGATCCGAAAGTAATTCAGCTACTCCATGATGCTCAATGAGTATCGGTGTACGTTCAACCTCAGACCAGTCAAAGGCTTCACGAGCTTTCTCCCAATCAATAGGTCCAACGGTACCCATTCCATGCCAAGCAGCCTTACGATATAAGGCATGTTCAGCATCTAATTTTGTCATCCTATGTGACATCTAATTCCCCTTGTTTATTGTTAGCTATTTGTTCTTCAACTTGTTTATTTATTTTGGCCCAATCTTTTTCTCCGATATTGCTGATTGTTAAATTGCCAAAAGATACAGTCCATGTTTTGTCACTATCAAAATAACTAGCCCAAACATAAGACTCTTTGTCTGGATGCATCGCAACAGACACAGTTAATTTACTGTCGTTGTAAAGATATTCTCTGCGTTCTTCGCACGCATCATTAACAACAGTTGTACTTATCCTAACATTTTTCATTACTTTCCCTTTCAATTTGAGATCTTCAGGAGAGGGGATGGTGCCCCATATCTGAGACAATCCTTATCCCCTCTCCCTTTCTTGCGACCTTTCAGGAAATATTATACCAGCAATAAATACCAAACCCCTTCGGGCTTGTATTTAACACAGGATTAAGCTTCCAAAAGGTCACGTTTTCGGTCACCATAACAGGCTGACCTTGGCCCTGAGCACCAATACGATACGTTGCTGCCTAGACTTTCCGGTGCTGCCACTGAGTGACACTCCCCACCACGCCCAAGCTGGGCATTCCGCGACACTCCCCACCTTTCCGGTGCTGCCATGACGCTGCCTACCGCAGGAGACCCTAGCTTTCCGCACTATGCCCAAGCCCGCCCTTCCGTGTCCTATATTTTATAACTCGTCTATAGCTAGACGCACATTCTCAAACTCATCGAATGCGGTTACTCGATCACTCAAATTACGGAACCGAGTCTTATACATTGCAACAACCTGAGCACGCTGATCCGTGTCATTCATTGCAACCTCGACAGATACATACCCTTTTTCTTTTACGGGCTGCACCATCGCAGGAATTTTTACTTTCTTTATCCCATTACTAGGATGATCGTAAGTAACAGTAATTTTATAGTTAGCAATCAACGCACGAGCTTGCTGCAACCTGTACTTATCTGCTGCTGATGTATTATCCCAATCAAAATGCTTATGTAACACATGCTTAGGATCACGAGCAACTTCAACCACTGTCTCTGGTTGAACCGTCCCATACGTTGATTCAATATCTTCTAAAGCTATAAGAGTTTCAGAAGGATTCGTTTTAACTATCGAATGTTCCATTTATATTTCCTCATATTTCGCTGGATCTAATGTGAATTGACCATACATACCAGTGTTCGACTGCGGTGAAGCTGGCCTCCATTCACCAACACCTCCCATACCTGCTGCTTCAACAAGAGTATGGATACCTTCGAAATCAATTTGTGTAGGAATATATCTGACAGTCAATGTCGCTGACCATTCAGGATATGTAGCTCTCCATCGCAGATCAGCAGTTCCTTGCCCAACCCGAACAACATCTTCTCTACTTTCAGGCACCCCAATGATAGGTACAAGCTGATTCTGACCGAAGCCTTCAACGTAAAGCGCCGTTCTTAAACCGACCAACGTCACTTCCTTACCAAACAAACGGGAAGCACCAACAATCGCAGCCTTGAATCCAACAGCAGGGAAACCATCAGTTACCCCACTGGCCTTCTGAATATCGTCATCCAAAATATATCGAGAATCATTAAACGATTTCTCTGGATTACGAGGTGGTTTCTTTGTCTTAACACCCGGTGTTGTCATTAACGCAGCCTTATTAGCAAACCGATTAACAATCAAAGGCGTAACACCTTTAATATAAATATCAACCGACGCCCGAGTAATCTTTTTCAAGCTCATCGCAGGCAATTCATGCTCAATAACAACTGGCTCAGGTTGTTTCACCTCAACTATTTTTTTCGTTGAAGTTGCTTTCTTTGTAGCCATAACTTTCTCCTTTATTTCATTTAAGATCTATAAACGTCGCACCATTATTGGATACAACAACAAGCTAAAGACGGGTGTCGATACCGGTTTGTGGTAGATCGAACGTGTCTACCTAGCAGATCTCTATGAGTGCTGGTCGCTTTAATCACTCAGCAAATCCAGTATCGAATCCCAAGGAACCACACCAGTCTGGAAGGTGACTGATGTGGAACCTTTGGACTCGACCTAGGCGTAAAGCCCTTCTGAACGGTCGATTACCAATGCGTTCGTAGACATGTTCTCTACGGTACGGTTAATGTGTGCATCCAAGAGAACGCTTGCCTTGTTTTCACGCAACGCAATCTCTGTAGCCTTCTGATTTTCAAGACGTGAGAATGCCATCAACTCCCAATTCACCATCGGGCGACCAACATTACCACCACGTGAGTAGTACTGAAGATCTGACGTAACGATGTCACCAATAGCGTTCTCAACTCGACGCCATGCTTCAACGTTGCTGTGATCTCGAACCCAAACTGTGTGATCCCACACGCCCTTCGCAGTCTCAGTCTTACCAACTGGGAACAGGACGATGCGATACTCAATAGACTCTGGGTTACGAACCTCAATGCCATTCTCTTTGCATGTCTCAATGTATTCTTTAGACACGGCCTTATCGTTAGCCCTGAACCACGTAGGTAGTGCAGTACTATCGTTGTAAGATGCGCTGAACTCTTGGATCAGAGTGTCTGCGAGCACCATGTCACGCCAACCATCAGTCATCAATCCAAGATTGGATTCACGAACGAAGTTAACTATGTCGTTGCCGAGTAGCTCGGCTTTAGTTGCAGCCATTACTGGCCTCTCTTTCTTTGTTTAAGCGACGTATCGCAGCAATATTTGCTAAGCCACGTCGCACTGTTTCTGGATCTAATCGCCAGATTTGTTGTTTGTAGACCTCACGGACTACACGATCTCGTCTCGGCATCAGAAGTGGCTCCCGTGTAGGGAGCAAGCGGCTTCGTCTTCCTCGGTGATTGGCAGGTCGTTCTCTAGGCAGCGCCGCAGCTTGTAGCAGGTGCAGTCAAGCTGGTAGGCGAAGCCGCTCTCTTCTTCTGAGCGGTAGCTTTGGGGGTCGCCCCAAACTGTGATCCAGAAGAGTTCTTCTGTTCTGGTAGCGAGCCGCTGTAGGTCGCGGCTTATGCTTTTGGGTCTGCGTCCAAGTCTCGGTAAACGATCGTGGTCTTGATCGAGCCGTAGTGAACGTTGTTTTCGTAGTTTGGAGTGTCGCCGTAGCTCTCGCGGAGCTTCCTTTGCAGTTCCGCAGTTTTCTTGCGGCCACTCTCGTCGCATTTTGTGATGCGGGCCTTCCATGAGACCTGAAGTTCGGAAAATCCCTTCAGTTCAATCCATTCGGCCCATTCGGTCCGAAGCATTTTGGTTCTCATGTGGTCCCTCCTTTCTCGTTGACAAGAGGTGGATAACATGAGCCAGAGCCTTTAGGCCGAAGCCGGAAACCAACCGTGGGGAAGAAAGTTTCCAAAAATTCATGCGTTTGGGACAACCCGAATACTTGGAGGGTTGGCCCGAAATTTTGGAAAGTTTCAGGGGTCCCCCGGTTTGTTTTCGGGATGGCTCATGTTAAGCGAACGCTAACGCAAGCGAGGTTTCCCGAGGCTTCAGCCGACAGGAAACCCGGTGAAGTCGAGAGCGTGCTGGCTCTGGGCAACGAGATGGAGGGGCCACGAAGAACAAATGCGAGGCCAGAATGGGACAATGGATCAGAACGGGAGGGACCGGACTCAGGCCGAATGGAAGGCCACGCTACAAAATGTGACGGTGGCCCAAGAAAACCGCGAGAACAGCAAGCACAGCCTGCCTTGTCCTCGTACACAGAGCCGGCGACTCCAAACCGAAACAACGCACACGGAACGACGACCATGATCGCCGAGACTAGCGACGCAGCACAAAGCAAAGCCGAACCTTCTGGATCACAGTCAGGGCTACCGCTACTTGGGCCACGGCACAAAGACGGCGTGACCGGCACAACACCAAACAACAAACAAGACGTGTATGTCTGGCTGGGTGTGTGTGGGGGGGTGTGGTGTGTGGTCTTAGGCCCCTCGCCTCGTGTAGCAGGCGCACGAGCGAAGCGAGGCGATGTCTGCGACAGCAGGCAGCGCTACCCCCGAAGAATGAGGGGGGCGCCTGCGGTTGTTTGTACTGCAGATCAGTAGACGGTAAGGGGTGATGTGCCGAGACACCCGTCTTTACATAGATGATTATCGGTGTTTTGGTGTGTTTGGTTCAGTTGTTGTGCTGTGGGTGGTTTTGTCCTTGGTGTCCTCCGAGTGTTGGGGCCTCTCTTGCCTTGACCTAGCCTCGCTGTGCTGGTCGCTCTATGCCCCCCTGTGGTGTGGGCCGTCGTGTCTGGACATAGAGTCAGATGCCCCTCTGACGGGCGATCGGACCGGTGTTAGCGGCGAGTGCATTTGTACTGTATCATGTCGGGACGGGGGATCGAACCTATTTTGGAGATAATGTAATGGCAAAACTAGATAGAAGAAGTCCTAGCGCAGGTCCGGGTGATAATCGGCCACGTGGTGACGACGTAGTAGAGATTCCGGGGGATACTAATTATCTTTTTGCGCTTTTCCCTCATCCAGCGACAGAAACTCGTACAGAACGTAGTGAACGGTTGTATGGGACTACGCTGCGACATGAAAACACTGGGCCTTACCGAAGTTCAGATCCCGGTCACTTTTATCAGGAAGGCCCCGGTAGGGGTAAGGGGAAGATAGTGAGTTCCACTAGTTCTCCGGCTGGCAAGTTTTCTATGCGTCACAAGTATCAGGCAAAAATCCAAAACGAGTTACGGGAAACGTATGGGGCGAGAGATTCGATTGGTGGGTCTTTACGGAAAAGTGGGCATGGAGTACACGAAGGTGATGTGTCCATGAATAATCCACCCGAGTACAGGTAAGATTATGGCTAGAGGAAGAAAAGCACCTTCTCCATATAAACTCCCTCAGGGGAGTGATTACGAGGTCTTCGATCTTGAATTCCTTATGTATGGGAATCAGGCTTTGGCTAAAGGCCATTCTTTGAGTGGTATCGCAGCGCATAATAAACGGCTTGCCGAGCAAGGTTTTACCCGTGGGGTTAACGCTGCTGATGTTTCTATGAATAATGCTCCTCACCCGAGGGTAGATACTCCTGTGAGTAGAGGGAGAGGATCGAAGAAAAGGGCAACAAAAAATACGAAAGGTAAAAGACCCTAATGGCTTTTGACGAACTTGACGATAATGAAGAAGCTGCACGTATACGGATGCAAGAAGAAGCCACCGACCATATTTTTCGGTTGATGGACGGTGACGGCAACCAGTCCCGTATCAACGATGGGCAACCATCGGCCTCTTAATTTACGATGACAATCGAAGATGTAGCTGAAAGAGCAGATGTTTGGTCTGAGGCAATCAAAAAGATTGTGAAATCTATTGCTGCTGCTGGTGTTGCGCTTGCGACCGGCATCGCAGCCCTTTTAGCGTGGTGGCCTTCGGGGGATTCCTCTGAAGAAACTCCGCCTTTGTTACAAGGAACAGGATATGGTCCACAGTGTTCTCAGCTTTACAATACAATCGACCATAACTGGACTGAACAACAATGGTCGGTGTGGGAAAAACTACGAAAAGATTTAGGTTGCTAGGAGGGAATTATGCCAAATTCAGAATGCCCGAATTGCAATTGTGAATCATGCCCATGCAGTTGTAATCATTGCGACTGTTGTGGACATATGGACGGTTTGGAAAAAAAATTCAAACTTTCGATGTGTGCAGGACAAGGATTCAAGATTCGTCCTATCGTTAGAACATACCGATACGAAAAATATCATGTTTTACCGAAAGAAAGAGTTTTTAAGTAATGGCTGACGACCTTGAACAAGACTTCAAACAAATAAAAATAAGTCGGCTCACCCTCGGACTCATAATGTCTGTAGCAGTTACTTCTGGCGTCATCGTGTGGAACGCCGCCCAAGTAGCAGGCCGAATAGGAGAACTTGAAGACACAGTAAACCGAGTCGAACAAGACATGGGAGAGTTGCAAATCGAAACCGACCCCACAATCCTCCTCAGACTCGACTCATTAGAAGAAAAAATCGACGAGCTTGCCGATATGGACCACAATGTGGAACTTACGTCCCGTATCGTGGAACTCGAAGACTGGATTGAAGAACTTGACCGTGACAACGGTGAAGAACTGCGCTGGGAATTAGATGATTTGCATCATCGGTCGTGGGCTTTCGAAGAAACACTTCGTAGTCGCACATGGGGGGACGAGATGTTGCGAGAATTCTTAGGGTGGTAACCCGTGAAGGTCTGGATCGACCAAGATCTTTGTACCGGTGACGGACTGTGTGCAGAAATATGTCCTGAAGTTTTCGTTATGCGAGATGACGGGCTTGCCTATGTGCAAGAAAACGGTCACGTGTTCGACGATCCGGGGGGTGCGTTTGGGTTAGCGAACTTCAAAGAAAGTGAATTAGAAGCTGTTATCGAATCAGCAGAAGAGTGTCCGGGGGAATGCATATATATTGAAGTAAGTTCTGGATAATGGTTATTTACGGTTGCAATTGTGAAGAAGAAGAATGCATTTGTCACTTCTACCATTACGACTGTGCTTGCGATCATTGCCCTGACTGTGCAGACGACTGTTTCTGTTTCGATTATGCAGAAGAAATAGCCGGATCAGACGATATAGAACCTATGACTCTTATGGAAATTTTTGAACAACACCCCGAATTGTTAGGGGAACGTTTAGATGAAGTGTTACTTGATCCTTTCGAGGATGACGAAATAATTGAATGTGATTTAGAGAACCCAGATATTTGTGAATCGTGCCAATAAGGGGCCACAATGCCATCAGGTAAAGCAACAACTGTAGAAAAATGGGCTGACTATCAGGCGTTTCGCCGTCAAGGTAAGTCTTTGTATGCTTCAGCCAAAGAATGCAATCTTTCCTATCATGCGTGTCGAGATGCCGAAAACGGTAAAGCCCCAAGAAACTATATTGCCGCCCAAGAAGCACTCGGCAAAACAATTCAACCGGAGGTACCCCAATATGATGACCTTTGTCCCGAAGCGCAGGCTGCTTACGATAATATCGAAATCTTTGCGAAAAGGTATTTTGGGATTATTTTACAACCATGGCAAATTGAAGCAACAGAACGGATCATGGCTCTTATCGAAACAGAATACGAAGAGTATGCCGTAATAAACGCCCCACCCGGATCAGGTAAATCAACTTTCTTTGCCAAAGTTCTGCCTGCATGGGCAACTGTACGCAATCGTGCCATCCGTGGCATGATCGGATCTTCCACACAACGACTAGCTGAATGGTATGCACGCCGATTACGAGCCGAACTTGACCGAACGCACCCAGTTTTAGCTGAACTTAATGATGTCCGACTTGGATTAGCTGTTGATGCTGAAGCCACACTCCAAGATGACTTCGGAATGTTCAAACCAGACTCATCAGAGATTTGGCGTGCCGAAGCGTTCACCGTTTTACAAGCCAACGACCAGCCACTTTCCCAGAAAGAACCCACATGGTCTGCGTTTGGAATGGACTCAGGGTTCCTTGGTGGTAGATTTGATCTTGTAATCTGGGACGACGTGTACGACCCACGCAAAATGCGTAACGCTGAAGCCCGTGAAGATATGCGAAGATGGTGGGATGAAGTTGCAGAAACGAGACTTGAACCCGGAGGACTCCTTGTTCTCCAAGGACAACGTATGTCCGCTGACGACATTTACCGGTACGCACTCGATAAGGTCGCGCCCCCCGACGAAATTGAGTTGGAAGATTTTGATCCCGAAGATGCTCCTGAAGAGTGGCGCAAATATAGTCACATCAAATATAAAGCGCATTATGAAGAACTATGCACGGGCGATCCCGAAAACCACAAGCCCAGTGGGGAACCTTGGCCCAGAGGATGCCTACTATACCCACGGCGTTTACCTTGGCGACGATTACGTCACATTAAAGCACAAACACCAGACCGATTCGAAGTCTTATTCCAACAAGAAGATGTAAACCCTGCGAATGCGTTAGTAGATCCCCTTTGGGTTAGTGGCGGAACAGGTAACGACGGTGTAGAACACCCCGGTTGTTGGGATAACGACCGAGGGTTATGGGAATTACCCCAAAACGTGAGCGGCGACATGTTTGTTGTCGCCACAGCAGACCCTTCTCCTGCGAATTATTGGGCAATTCAATGCTGGGCCTACAATCCTGAAACCGAATTCCGGTATTTGTTGGAATCATATCGACGCAAAATGGATGCCCCCAGTTTCCTTGACTGGAACCACGAAAATCAAATGTTTACTGGTATAGCCGAAGAATGGTGGCAAATCAGTTACGAAATGGGTCGCCCCATCACCCATTGGGTCATAGAAGCAAACGCTGCACAAAAATTTATTTTGCAATATGATCATTTTAGAAGATGGTCTGCATTAAGAAATGTTCAACTTGTTCCGCATTACACACACTCTCGCAACAAAGGCGACCCCAAATATGGGGTGCAGATGCTTGCGCCGTTATGGCGTGTTGGCCGAGTGCGTTTGCCGGGTAGACAAAACAGTGAAGCACGCCCCCATTCGCTACTTTTGGTCAACGAAGTAACTCGTTGGAACCCTGAAGGTACTGGTGCACGCACAGATGACTGTGTTATGGCACAATGGTTCCTAGAACATAACTTAGAGAAGTTGTTTACACCTAGTATTATCAATAGTCGTCAGTGGCGTCCATCGTGGATGTCTGCTGAAGCTGAATCAGTTTTGAGGTAAAAGTGAAAACGGTCGAAGAAATTATATCTTTATACACGACACGTTCACGGGTCAACGATAGTGCAAAACAAAAAATGCGTGAAATCCGAGACTACTACAACGGCGATGTTGTCGTACCTCTCCCCGAACTTGATACTGATGAACGATCTGCGGTAGCAAACCTTCTTTCACAAGGTTTAGATCAAACAGCGATGCGGATTGCGTCAACGAGTCCCGATATTTATTGTCCTCCCACAGATCCCCGAACAAAAAAAGCACGAGACAACGCCAACATTCGGCGTCAAGCATTATTCGGATGGTGGGAACACAGCCGAATGGATCTCCAATTGTCGAAACGTGCCCGACATCTCATCGGGTTTGCCCATACCTGTGTCCAGTTACGATTCAACCGTCAACTCGGTGCACCCGAATGGCATCTGCGTGATCCTCTTTCCACATATCCGGCAACAATGCTCGGCGTTGACGACATGCGTCCCCGAGACATTATTTTTGCTTACAGCCGACAACTTGGTTGGCTACGCCAAATGTATCCAGAAGCTGCACAAAAATTTAGTGGAGATGGTACTGCAACCGAAGACGAACCAATCGATCTTATCGAATACATAGACGGCGAAGAACAAGTTCTTATAGGGATGAGAGCACCAGTCCAAACAACCATGTGGGCTGTACCCAAACCCACAGAAAACAAGGCGCTAGTCGTTGAACTTGAACGGGTTCCCAATTTTTTAGGAGAAACACCCGTAGTTTGTGCTCAACGCATCAGTCTCGACGGATCACAAGGCCAATTCGACGGCATTCTCGGCATGTATCAAATGCAGGCCCGACTTATGGCTCTCGAAGTTATCGCTGTACAAAAAGGTGTGTTCCCAGATACGTGGCTTGTGGGGCGTGCCGGAGAAACCCCCCAAATAGTGAATCCTTCCGATGGACTTACCGGCGAAGTTGGCATAATCCGAGGCGGCGATCTGAAAGACATGCAAATGCAACCCGGATACATGACAAATCCGGCAATTGACCGGTTAGAACGGGCGCAACGTCTTACCGCTGGAATCCCACAAGAATTCGGTGGGGAATCCACTTCCAATATTCGGACAGGTCGCCGAGGTGACGCCGTGTTGTCTGCAGTTGTGGATTTCACTGTCCAAGAATCTCAACGAATCATGGCACGATCACTCCAAGAAGAAAACAAATTAGCGATCAGCATGTCGAAAGCATATGCCGGTTCACGTAAACGCAGTTTTTATGTCAGCACCAAAAATGCGAAAGGTCGAGTAGATTATCGACCAAATGAAAACTTTGATTCGACTGACAATGTGGTTTCTTACTCGCATCCGGGTGCTGATATTAACAACCTTGTCATTGGGGGCGGTCAGCGTGTTGGTATGGGTACTATGTCGAAGCGTTCGTTTATGGCTCTCGACCCATTGGTCGATGACCCAGAATTCGAACATGACACAGTAATCGGTGAACAACTAGAACAAGCATTGCTTTCTTCTGTGCAACAACAAGCAGCAGAAGGAGTGATTCCTCCCGGCGACCTTGCCAGAATCATGGACCTTGTTATGCACAACAAAATGGAATTAGCTGGGGCTGTAGAAAAAGTTCAGTTAGAAGCACAAGAACGCCAAGCCGAACTCGTTCCGGCAGGTGCACCAGCAGCCCAACCCGGATTAGCTGTACCCGGTGCAGGTGCAGAATCACCAGAAATGTTACCCCCGGCTGCACCACCTGAACCTAGTCTCGACGAACTATTGGCAGGTCTATAATGCCACGCAAAGGCCGAGGATCAAAAACTCAACCTGTTCAAACGGAAACGGGACAAGAATATGGGAGTGCGCTTCAACAAGAAGAAGCGCAGATGGTTCAACCACTCCCGTTAAACGTTGACCCAGCGGCCCGAGAATTCGGTCCAAGGCGGCCTCGCCCAACTGCCGGTCAAGCAGGTGACCCGTTTCGGAGGACAGATCGTCCCGGTCAACCAATCGCTACACTTCCATCATCAGGTGTTGCACCACCGTTGCCACCGGAACGTGCCCGTGCTCTTCCCCCCGTTTTACATATTTTTTATGCGATGGCTAATAGTGCTTACGCAGATCCAGACATGCAGGACGTGGTTCGTCGAATGGAAGGCTTCGTTCCTACAAAATATGATCAAACGCTATGAGTATCGGCAGTCGCTTCTATGAGATTGCGCGAACCCCGTTTGTTTTTACATCGAAAGCCGTCGATTTTTTTGCTGATGGTTTAACCCATATACCCGAAACATACAGACAGAGTGAGGGTTCTTCGTTAGAACGAATGACGTATGCGCCGATTCGTTCATGGTTCGAATCGTTCAAAGACAATGTTGCTGGGCAAGCGTCAGTAACGAACGACATGACACCGGGCGACAGTATGTTCGGTATGGTCATGGGACCCAAAGGTCTTATCGGAGCGACCGTTGAAGCCATCCCTGAATGGGTTGGCCCGATTCCGGTACGAAAAGTTGGTGGGGTTATTTGGACTCCGTTTCTTGAAAATATGCAACGGGTGTACAAATACGGGATTGATCGTCCGCTTGGGTTTTTAGCAACTATAGGTAATGTGTGGGGACTTGAAACTCAGGGCGAAACAGAAGACAGCGGATTCAATTTGCCTTTCACTGGAGGAGTGGTAGGACAAATTCCGGGTGTTAGAAACGTGTTTCAGGGAAAACCAGAGGACGCACCGCAACGTCTAGCAAATATGATTCCGGGTAACTGGCAACAAGACGACTATGACGCCGTGACACTCAACTTGGACACATACAAAGATGTGTGGGATGTCACCGAATCTCGAAGCGCTGGGCAAGCAATAATTTTGTCGCAACAAAACATAGACATTTTTGATCCGGTATCGGTACAAGATTTCGAAGGCACTCTTTACTATCAGATGGCTTCAGGTACTATTGACTTGTATCTCAACTTGGCAGGCGACCCCGGTTATCTTGCAGTTAAAGGTGTGAAGCTGGGTTACGGACTTAGACAAGCCCGATTACAGTATGCTCAAACTGGTGAATTTCGGTTGCCGCCGAACACGGTACGGGCACCGTTTTCGTTGTCGGATGTTCGTGGGAAACGACGTAACGCTCGTGACCGTGACGAAGCTGCATACCAAAACTTGGGTTGGACTCCTAAATGGTTGAAGAGTCCTGCCAGTAATGCGTCTGTTCAAGAAGTAGCGACACAGCGTCCTTACTTGGAAGTTAAACAAGCTGTTCAAGATCTTGTGTATCGAACACGTGAGGAGCTTGGTTACGGTGTTCGTGGCGTTGATGAGGCACAACCTCAATATGTCGCTAATGAAATAGGCGTATTCTATGATAGACGTTCAGGACACGTAGGAAAGTCGAGAGAAGCTAGACGTGCCGAATTGGAAGGGAGCCGCAAAAATGAGGTAAGAGATACTGCGGAACGCTTAGAAGAAAACACAGATTACAATCTTCACCTAGACCGTCAGCTTTATGAAATTGGAGAAGGCTCCCGACCAAAATCTAAACTTCCAAAAAAGATGACGAAAGCTCAACTCATTGATTGGATACTTGACAGAGAATTCAGAGTTGAAAAAGGCCCCAGAATTCTGTCCGATGTAGAGGACCTTGACCCTGTTTATTTGACAAGCGGCGAAGGAGCAGTAACCGAATTAGCTGCTCTACCTGACGACCCAATTATGATGACCGGACAAATCGATCAGCTTATGGTTCGTATCGGTGAAGAACTTGATGCGTTGCAAAAAGAATTCGGTAGTTTTGATAGAGATCAAGTTATAGCAAATATTTTAGAGGACACTCCTTACAACACTCTTGACGATATTGCTGACGCATTAGATGACCTTTGGGATCGTCGTCAGTCTGGAGGAGTGGACTCCGAAATTGATTCGGGGCAAATGCCTTTAGAGGAATTATATGAGGCGCTTGAACTAACAAGATTTGGAGACAGCCCAGATTTCCCAAACACTTTTTTCTTGGACGACGAAGCGATACGGGGATTAGGTCTTGATCCTGCAGACGGTCCTGTACCGGTTACTGCGTCGATGAACACTCCAAGTGAATTATTTGACACTCAGGGGTCCCCCGGAATAATTTTTGCCGACGAGGCTGACAGAATACCGGCATTACTTGATTATCTAGGTATGGATGGCGCTGCCGCAATAAGCAACTTTGATCGGATTACAGGAAATGTTGGAGGAGGACAGAAATTAGTAAACTGGGTGGAACGTGTTTTAGATCTGGAAGACGCTAGATATGCAGACCCGGAGGGTCAAGAATTTCGTGCTGCACAACAAAGAGTAGATGCAGCCCGCGGAGAACTTGAAGAACTAGTCGAACCAATATCTCGACGCATCGACGACTGGGATCAGTTCGACGATTTCGCTGATATGACTAGTGCGGCTGAAGCCAATTATGTTGACATCAATCAATACCCACTTTTCTGGTTAGACAATCTTTTGAACCAGATCGAACGTCCTCTAAGTACCCGAGAAGGTTGGGCACGTCCACGGTTCGATCAGTATTTTGCTTTCTGGGGCGTGGGTTTAGATTCGCCAACGATACAACGAATCTTAAAAGAAAAAAGAATTATTGAGCTTGAACGTCTCCAAGGAACTGTCACCCAAAAACTCGCAGCTTTCGACCAAGCCACTGTCCGTGTCATGGAACTCAAACAAGATCCGCTTCTACTTGGTGGAACAGCAGACAACCCTGTTTTCGTACCACCAACAAAAACCCCAACAGAAAAATTTATTGACGTACTCGCATTAAAGATAATGAATGCAGGAAAAGCAGGAAAACTGGGACAGAAATGGCGCAGGATGCCTCACGATCAGGCATACCAGCGTGCAAAAATATGGGCGACGTTAGCGAATACTGGTCCTGTTGATTCAACGTCGTGGCTGCCGTTCGACAATTTTTTGAAATTAGAAGTTGGTGCGCCTGCAGCTAGACAAGCAATGGAAAGCCAAGCACATTTTTTGGCGGCGATGTTTGGCGGTGGAGACTTCCAAGGTTTCAAGTTTTATCTTCGCCGCTATGCGACAGTGAACGAATCGATTAAACAGATACAACGTGCTCTTGCTTTTTATGGTGACCCGGAGTTGCGTGCACATGCAGTTCCTTCACCTGAAGACATACAAAATCCACGTTATGTTGATGGCCCTATTGAGGTGACAGAGGCAGGCGAGTGGAGTACCGCATATACGACACCGGAACAACAGTTAACAGAACTGGCTACTGTCCCCTTCGAAAATATTGAAAGCTACAAACAACTCGGTGAATACAAGATCCGTGTATTACAACAAGAACTCGCCTTTCTGAATCGAAAGTTTCAGGCAGAAATTTCGTCCATGTCAACGAAAATGCGTGCCTATTTCGATGAATTCGATCCAGAGTTAGATACCGAGTGGCATTTCAGAGACGACATTGAAGCCAACCAAGGATCACAACCTTCAATCGGGTTTGAAGACATAGAAGATTTTGTTGTTCCTCAAATGGGAACTCCCGAGTTTGACAACTTCATTTCCCAACTCAACCAACTTGACCAAATGCCGTGGAACGCAATTCTCAACGTCAAAGAAGATTTACTGAAAACACTTATCGAAGAGCAACCTCAACTGTTCTCTGGACCAGACAAAATTCCGGGGACTGTTCCGAAGTATCAGGAAGTAGTGAAAGGTTCAGAAAGTCTTATCCAAGTAACAACCGACCAGATTTTGGATATGACTGGTATTCCGCTGTCACCAACTGGGATGCTTCCTTATCTTGGTGCCCCTAACCGTCTTGGGTTTAGCGCACGTACTTTTGTAGAAAGATCTGAACGTTACAACAACTTTGCACGTTCACGTGCTGTGCGTGTCATTGTTGACAAAGTTGCCCAAGGACTTGTTGACTGGCGTAATCCTTCTCACGCTTACATTCAGGTTGAGCGAATGATGCGAGATTTTGAACGTCTTGCAGATAAGGATGGTGTTCCTTTAACTGAGAAGTTGAGAGAATATTATCGGATAGGTTGGCAAGAAACTGATGTTGAGGCAATAGCTAGAGGAGCACCGGAAGGTGTACCGAATGCTTACGATGGTTTTGTAATAGACGAAGTTTTGGCTGAACTGTTAAACAAAACTGATGACCCGATAGCGATGCGTCACCTTTTCGAAGACGTGTCTCAACGAATGCTTGACATAGTTGTTGATGCTTACGCAGATATTCGTGATCCGATAACAGGTAAACGAATTATTGATAACCACAAAGTTGTCCAAATTTTGCGTGGCGATATGTCTGCGGCAGACGATCTATTGAAAACGTCGGCTGAACGTCAAGACCGAATGTTCGGAAACGGTGATGTTACAACAGTCGAATGGATTAACGACGGCGAAAACATTAGACGCCATATCCCGATTATGCCATCCCAAGTCCAACACACATCAATCGTTCCACGATTCGACATGTTCCAACGCCTCGTCAACATTGTTGGTGATGACTACAAAACAATTCTTGATGCCGATGGAAATCCGCAACGTATCCATCTTGGGAAATCTCGTGCACAGGTTCGGGTTGCTCGCCGGTTTATGTCAACAGCGTGGAAGCGTGGGGTGCTGCTAACTCCTCGTTGGCAGATGGTTGTCAATATTGATTCGATGTTGCGGACAATGGCTCATGTTGGGACTGCGGCAACGGTTGGCCGTTTGGGTAATCGTATGGATACGTTGCAGGCACGTTGGTTGCGTAAGAGTGGAGTTGATGTTACTCGTCTTGTAGCTGACGAAGTTGCTGCCCGAATTGACGCAGATGGGATTTTAACCCCAGAGCGAGTTTTAGGTGAAATAGAACGTAGGTATCCAGAATTAGAATATTTAGAAGGTGGTTCAATTACTGATTTGGCTAATGATCCATTAATCCGTGACATGATTACTAAGCCTGAAGACGCGATTAATAGTATGCGTTTACAAATAGAATATGATGCGGGTAATCCGAAATATTTTGTAAGAAATCTGAAAAGAGAATTATCTGAGGAACAACTTGACGAATGGGGCGCAAATGTTATCGAAGAATTAGAAAAGCGAGAAAGAGGGGAAACTCCTCAGCCTGTTGAAGTTGATCGTACTGTTTCAGTAATGAATTTGATTGACGAGGTTTTAGATGAATTCCTAATGGGGTATAGTCGGGAATTCGGGACACGGGGAAGATCGTCTTATAAAGAACCTGAGGCAATACATATGGATGCCAAAGGTGGTGTCAAACTACCTGAAGGTACTCAGCCAGATGTGATGAGTTTGGAATTAGATGATGCTTTCCGCAGAATGGAAATGGGGGGAATGAATTATGACAAATGGATCAGCGCTGATTCCCGTATGGGTCGTTCTCGGGGTTCTCAATTCGTAGAAAACGTTCAACAATATAACCGTTTAAGAGAATTTGCACCTGACCATCCGGCGCTAAAAGAAACTTTTGATGAACTCGTTGAAGGTGTCATCGACAGTGAATACGCTCGTGGTCGAAGGATGCGTCGAATTGGGTTAACAACCGGTGTCGGACTTTTCTTTGGCGGTCCAGTCGGAGCCGCAGTCGCCGGACTCGCATACAGCAAATATTCACGTAACAGTTTGCAGGCGTTAGCCCGACGCACAATCGCAAACGATTATGCACAAGCTCTCAGACTTGAAGCCTACGACAGTTTGAATCGTTTAGAAAAACTGGACGAAGCTGTGCTTCGTGGCTATATGCCCGAAGATTTTCGGATTCGTGACTTCGAAGCGCTTACCCCTGACGAACTAATGATGTTAGACATGGGGTATGAAGTCGCTGAAGTTCTCGGACAAGCCGCAAAAGACAGACGTGAAGCTGCACGACTCATCTCTACTCGTGCCGATTTCATAGATGATTATCAACGAAACGTTGTTGACGCTTTCCGAGCAGACCAACCAGAACTCGCTGGACGTTTCGACGAAGCTGCAGAAATACTTGGCGACGCAGGATACGGTCAAACACAATTCGGAAACGTTTCTATCGACAATGCGTGGGGCGACATACCACAATTACAAGAAGTTTGGGAACGTGTTAATAGCGCTAACGCTACAGCCCGTTCAGTTTGGGCTGAAGAAACAGCAGCGATTCGACGTTCAGAACGTAGCCACGCAACACAACAATACGACGTGGAAGTTATTTACGAACAGGAAGCGTTTGTTGCTTCTTGGAATGAATACATAGCTCACCACGCACAACCCCAAGGTCCAGCTTCAGGTATCCCTCATCGTGATTTTATGCGTCCTTTTTGGGAAGGAAAAAGCGACGGCGAAATTTTTGGTTGGTTGCAGCGTGAAGGAGCAGATGTTCTTGAACGGTTACCAGAACAGTGGCAGACACCTGAAGGTATGCGGCAACTTATAGAGAGTGTGCGTTATGAAACAGACACTCTTGTACCTAACTTGCCTGAGTTTGTTGAGGTTCGAGCGAAGCTAGCTAGGGGTGAGTCTGTTCGCTGGGATGCTGATATGGCTCCTGTTTTGGAACGATTGAAACGGGATCAAGATGAATATTTAGATATTAGTCCCGGTGGTTTAGATCCAAAAGCCTTAGAAGCTGACTTAGCTGAAACAATAAAGTTACGGGACGAACATAACCAGCTATGGGAAGACGTTGAAGCTGGTAGGCGAGAAATGCCTGACTTCGAAGATGGCTCTTGGACGAACGTAGCAGCAAATCTTGATCAAGCTATTGACAATATTCAACGGAATTTAGAAGAAATTGCAGCAGGCGGAACAAGAATGACAGACCGTCTGAGTTTAGAAGAGTTTGCTGAAGGAGTCCCTCCAATGGGGGCACGGTACAGCGAACAAGGCGGACTTTTTGCTACTCGATACCAACTTGAAAAAGAATTCCCGAATGCTACTGGTATCGAAATAAATAGACGCATACGACAAATGTCAATGATTGAACGTTTACGCATAGCAGGAAAAGCCCAACTGTCACGCGAAGTTCTTGAAGCTAACGGACCCGGTATTGGAAACAGTTATTGGAACTCGCTAGTTGACTTTGGTAAAAGTATCGGTACCTCCGACTACATGGACGCCATACAAGAAATATCAATGCGGAAACGTGCAGTCCAACTCATCGACAACTTCGTTACCGACAGATTCGAAAACCTGACAATGGTAGAAGATGTGATATCACGTGGCACCATGTTCGAAGCAGTATACGAACGAACAATGGCCGAATACCTCCAACGACACCGCAACCCAGACGGCACCTACACAATCAACGGCAACCAACTCGCAACAATCACAGAAAAGTCACGACAACAAGCCCTATTCGAAACAAAAAATGTTCTCTACGACTTAGCGGAACGTTCACGTTTCGAAGAACTCATGGTCGAATTGATGCCATTCCTCGGCGCATGGCAAGAAGTTGCCTCTCGTTGGGTGGGCCTCGCCGCAGCCAACCCCGTGTTCGTTGCACGTGCCCTTCGTCCTTGGTATCTACTCACCTCAGAAGACGAGCATGGTCAAACCAAATTGGTGTTCAAACTTCCTCCAGTGTTTGACACAAGTGTCGCCGGATTCAAACTCTTCGGTCCCATCTCGATGCTCACCAAAGAAAACGTTGACCTGAAACTTTCGTCTGCTTCGATGATTGGTGCGCTACCCGGTACTGGTCCACTGTTCTCGTTCCTAACAACTGAACTTGTTATACAGGTTCCAGAAATGTCTGAGTTTGTTGACTGGGCATTACCATACGGTTACGCCGAAGGCGGCAACGCTGTCTCTAGGTTCCTTAACGTTCACGCACCTTCATGGGTGCGAAGCGGACTGCAGCAAGCCGGGATGGATACGAATAGTCGGGCAGCGACAGCAGCCCGAGTCACTCTTGACTATCTTTCCGAACTACACGAGAACGGTGTCATGGTTGGTGATAGTGCTGCTGAACGACGTGCACTTGACGAAGAAGTTGAACGTCGAGTCAAAATGATATATGGCATGAGAATGTTCCGGTCTTTAGCAGTCCCAGTTTCATTCAGGCAACAGTCACCTTATTGGGCAATCATCTCAGAGTTCCACAAAATGGAAGATGAGCATGGTGCCGAGATCGCAGACTACTGGTTGTTAGAAAACCATCCCGATCTTTGGGCATACACCGGACGCAAATATGCTACCAATGGTGTTGTCGCAGGAACTCTTGAAGGTCACCAAAAATATTTGGCGCATCAAGAATTCGCTGATCGTTACCCAGAAGTAGGTGGATTTGTTACTGGTGCAGTTGGGGCGATAGATGTCCAGTTTGAATACAATCGTGCTGTTCGTGATGAAGAAATTCGGTCAGGGCGTAAAGAGTATTTAGATCCGGGGGGAATTCTTACCGAATCATCGGAGTCTATTGGTTGGCGTGAGTATCGGGTATTCAGAAACTCTCTTGATGCTGAACTTCGTTTGCGTGCAGATTCTGGTGGGTCAGCAAGTCTAAACGCTAATTCTAATTTTGATTTAAAAACAAAGAAAGATCAGTTTGTCGCTGAGTTAAGTAGACTCAATCCGATTTGGGCATCCGAATTCAATGACATCGGAAACTTCCAAACACAAGGCAGAATCCTTCAAGCGTTCAGAGAAATAGTGGCTAGCGAAGATTTTGCTTATCGACCTGAAATTCCTGTTATCGAAATGTTCCTTACCTTGCATGACGGTATCGGCCAAGAGATGGTTACTCGTGCCAACATTGAATCCAACTCCAATTACCTTCTTCTTTCATACAAAAAGAATGATGATCTGAGACAACGCTGGGAAATTGGGGTGTTGAGTATTCTTCGGTACCCAGACTTTGGTCCGATCTATGATAGGTATTTTAGTAAGATGGAAAGTATATCTACCCAAAATCTCCCACGCCGACTTGAATTAGTGGAAGCGACTTAGTATGGCCGACCCTGAAGAAACAGAAGTTGATGCAGAAACTAAAGAGGCTTTAGCAGACGAGTTGCTTTACGGCCAAGTAGCAACTGATAATGAAAGGTTACGTGGTATTGAAGCAGAAATTCAGGCAGAAATAGCAGGTTTCGGACTTGACATGGAAGCAGTTTTCAGTGTGGAAACAGCTATTAGTTTAGCTATTACTGCTGCCTCAGCTATTTGGGGACCAAAGTGGGCATTAGTTGTAAGTGCCGCGACGTTGGGGGGAATGGTTCTTAACTGGTTTGGCCTAGATCATGAAATGTCTGCAGGAGAAATAGTCAATCAAGAGAAAGACGATAGTGAACCTGCAGCCGCAATCCCAGTGGCGAATGCAGCCCAAGCAGAAGTAGCGACCAGAAGCGAAGCAGGCACTCTCAAAAATGCAGACGATCTTGCGGCAGCATACCGTGATGTAGCAACTAAAGCAGGGGTAACGGAAGAAGAAGCTCAATTCGAAGTTCAACAAGCCTTGTCACAACAGGTAGGCGAAATGCAATACGGTCAAGACGACCCGAGAGGCAGCACAACATCGCTTCTTAATGACGCTTTCGTGATGAACACAATGAAACCCGGCACGTTTGCTTTTAACACCGCATATCTTCCCTACGATAAAGGCGGTGTGCGACGTACACGCATAAACAAATTTGATCTTCCCGGTATGTTAGGTACCGAAGATATGGCGTTCTATGCTTACCGTCCCCTAGTTATGCCGGGTACCGGACTTCCTCGATCCTCAAAATTTGAGGATGTGGATGTGTTAGGATTTCGTTGGGAAGTTGATCCCAATCTCCAAAAACAAGGATTCGAATTCAATCGAATAGTTGAGCAAGATGTTCCCGTCACTGTGTCCGATGTCATGGCGATTTACGATGAACAGCCCGAAGAGTCGCAGCGTCTTATCGCTCAGGGTTTAGCTTTGGGTGATGGGATAACGTCGTGGACATACGGGATTCTTGGTGACCGAATGTATACAGATCCTGATGCAATATATGATCGGGATGTGGTCCAAAGATCTTTAATGAATATGTCTGATGCTGCCATATACCAAGCATCAAGACTTGTCGGAGGGTTCTCTGAACTTGATGACCGTTTTATTCCTAAGGGTTTAGATGCCCCGGTTCCGATTGAAAATTTCCAAAATGATTTATTCGATCAAGCAGTTAAGGCTGGTCGTGTTGCCCAAATCAATAGGGATCATGGTCGTCAAATGGCTCGGGATGTGTTGATTGGGTTGACTGGGCGACGCAATGTGGGTGGTTTTATGAATATGGTCGATCAATGGACTAAAGAAATCCAGTTGGAAAACATCGGGGTAAATATTACGGGAGCAGAATTTGAGGCTGGTATAACGGCTCGTGCTTTGGAAGCTGTAGATGAAGGCGAGTTACCTGAAGTTGAAGCTGGGATAGCTGCGGTTGATAAAGCTACTGCTGGTGCAATATTGGCGAGAGCGATGGCCCAATAATGGTTAATGTAGGCGAAATTCCGGGCACTATTGAACAAGAAATTGATCAGACAATGGTCGAATCTTTGAAAGATCGTCCTCTCGAACCTGATCTTGTTACTTTTGGTTTCGAATCGCTGATTGGTGATCCGACTGCCCGAGTTGAATTTGGTGGTCAGAAATGGAATATCTACGATCTTGTTCTTGCTAATCCTTACGAGTTTGATCTGAAAAGTGATAGTGGGATTCAGTCAATGCAGTTGTGGGTTAACAAACTTTATGCCAGCACAGAGCATTACCGCAATAGTGAGCAAGGACGTGCGCTTCGTAAAGAAGAATGGTATAAAGCTGGCGATGACAGCGACGAATTAACGACACGCCAAAAAGATCTCATCTCAGATCTTGTTGAAAAGGTCGAAGAAATTGCTGCGTTAAGCAACCTTGGTTGGGGCGAAGACGAGATCAACGAATTTGCTTTAGATGCTTGGCTAGCTGGTTGGACTGAAACAGATGTAGATAAAATTAGGGATCTGATTAGCGAAGACGATGATCTGGAATTCGGGATTGATGCACGACCGGGTAGCGACATCGCCGCAAACGTAGCCAATATCAATGAAAAATTACGGCAACACCTTATGGACCCATCCCAAATGGATGAAGGCTGGGTTGAAGATGCGTCACGCCGCATATATCGGGGTGAAACTACTTTAGATATTTTGGCAACAGAGTTAGCTGAACAATCAGCAACTCTTTACCCCAACTTCGCTGACCGTATCCGTGCAGGGGTTGCCCCAACAACTATTCTTAGCAGCTATAACCCTATCTTTAGAAACGTGTTCGGGTATACCCCATCGTGGGATGGTTCGGAACGTGAAATGGGAATGACTTTAGGTAACGATCCGGCTGTTCTTTCTGGCGCGAACTTCGCTCATTATCTTCGTACTACCGATAAGTACGATAGATCTGAGGCTGGTCTTAATAGAGGATATGATTTGATGCAGACTATGGGCAAGGCTTTAGGACTGGTGGCACCGTAATGGCTTTGGAAGATCCAGTAAATTGGGCTGCAAACGAAGCTGGGTTGTCTACCTCCCAGAAGCGTGCAGCTGCACGTGAAGTAATAAAACAAGAGCAACGTGACCTTAACGAAGCCAATGCAGGCAAAGTTGATGCGGATGGGAACGTTTACGTTCCTTTGGTTGTTGACGGTATCGTTGGTCCAAAGACTCAGGGCGCTAGAGATTTTGTCCCTGTTGAGACACCGAGTAGCACCGACGGTCCTTCGCAGACAGAAGGGATACCGGAATACGCTAAGGCTCGCGAAATTTTAGGGATGACCGACGAACAAATTATTGCCGGTATCCATGACGGAAGCCTGCACCCCGATCAAAAAAATTATCCCGGCGTACCCAATCATCCGCTAACTGGACCGCAACCGGGTCCGGGGCAGATATGGAACTTCAACCCTAATGCTACAAACCCAGAAGATTATTGGCAAATAATCGACGAGTACGGTCCCGGTAAAGACGGTAAAGGCGATGAAGATAATGAAGATGATCGTGGGGAAAATGCTTGGTTGTCGTACCAAAAAGAAAGAGGTATCGCTAGTACGAAAGCTATGATGCGAGGCTTTCTCAACCAGTTCGGGCTTGGTGGTGCAGTCAATCCAGACGGTAGCGTAAACCCAGACTTAACTAAATGGGCGTTAGGTATGTCCGAAACAGGGCTTGATGGTGACGCAATCGTTTTCGAAATGCGATACGGAACCGATCCAACAGTTCGAGCCGCTTATGACAGTGTATTTCCGGCAATGGCAGAACGACGCAAGAACGGTTACTCGGCTATCACCGAAGCAGAGTACATAAACCTTACCCGTGGCTACACTCAGATTGCTACAGCAGCAGGTATAGATCCCGATTTCTTAGCTGGGGAAGGTAAAACGGTTGCCGCTGACGGTATTACTGCGTTAATAGCAGGCGATGTGTCTCTCGCAGAATGGCGTGACCGGGTAGATCTTGCAGAATGGTCAGTAACTACTGTAGATCCCAATGTTAAAGGCATTCTCCAAACAACTTATGGGTACACAGATCAGGATTTAGTGATGCATTTCCTTAATCCGAAACTTGCAGCGAGTGTTAAGAAAGCACAACAAGATGTTGGTGGTGCAAAAATTATTTCTGCTGGGGTAACTGCGATTGGTGATACGTTGAGCCGGTCTTTCGCTGACTACGCATACGGGCAAGACATCCAAGGACGTGAAGTTACTGCTGGACTTAGCCCATATGGGGCGTTGACAGGTAGCACTCTTTATGAAGAAGGAATGACCGCAGACGAAATTGCTTGGGGGCATTTCGGAGATTCCGAACAACGTGACGTATTGCGACGTGAAAGAGCACGACGTTCATCTCCGTTCCAAGGTGCCGGTGGTTTAGCTGCCACATCTGAAGGTATTATTGGTGCTGGCGCTGTCAGTAATTGACACAAACATAGCGGTATGCAATAATTGGTTTGTTGGTCGGCCCCGTATGGGCGAGCTAGCCACAAAATTTCCATCCAAAGTACCACCGCTGAGGATGCGTTTACATAGGTGAGTGACATATGACAGACAATGACTCCATTGGAAACAATGTAAGTGATTCTGGCAGTTCAACCGAATCGAAACCAAACTGGCGACGAGATCTGGAAAATCGTGCTAAAGAAGCAGAAGATAAAGCTGCGGCTTTAGAAGATCAGCTTTCGTCTATTCAGCGACGTGATACGTTTCGTTCAGCAGGACTTGATCTTGATGACGCACGTACCAAGTATTTCGTGAAGGGCTATGAAGGTGAACTCGATGTTGAAGCTATCCGTCAGGAAGCTACAGCAGCAGGGTTCTTGGGTGCTGCTGATGCTGCACCGACAGCCCAAAATGCTGCGTTTAACGACATGTTAATTGCAGAGCAGCGAATACAAGCGGCTGGTGAAGGCGGAGATCCGGTGTTACCACCTGATTTAGACGCTCAGATTAGATCAACAGAAAACGAAGATGAACTTCGTGCGTTGTTAGAGTCGAATGGTATTATGTGGGGCGCAGCTACCTAATCCTTTTTTGAATCTGTGGAGTCCCAAACATTGGACTCACAGTGGCTTATACACCACCACTTTCTTTAACTAACCCGACCGGAACCGGTCAACTAACGAACCAAGTAACTACGGCTTTCGAACAGATTGCTTATTTTGCTTTGCGTTCACAGCCTCTTTACGAGATGATTTGTGATGTTCGTTCAACTGCACAGAGCCACAATGCGGCAACTGTTCAGTTCACGTTCTATCCAAACATGGATCAGGTTACTGGGACGCTTACTGAAGCTACAGACGTTACGCCTGTTGCTCTTAGTGACTCCAAAGTAGATGTTGCGTTGAACGAGTATGGTAGCTCGGTCATCACGACTGCTTTGATTCGTGGCACATCATTCTTGAATGTTGATGCTGACGCCGCCAACATCATTGGTTACAACATGGTCGATTCAATCGACAAAGTTGTTTCTAATGTGCTTATGGCTGGCACTAACGTCTTGTATTCCAAAGGAACACAGGCAACACGCCCAACTTCTCGTGTAACAGTCGGGGATGATGCAACATTTGATGCTAATGTAGGTCGTGAAGCTGTAGCAGCGCTTCGTGGCGATTCTGCTCCCGGTTGGGAAAACGGAAACTACATGGCGATCATTCACCCGGATGTTTCCTACGATCTTCGTGGAGACACAGCGGTAACTGACGTTATCCAATACCAACTGTACCAAGACGGTGCACCGATTCGTGCAGGCTCGATCGGCACATTCAACGGCATCAACTATATTGAGAACCCTCGTGCTCCCATATTGGATGATGCTGGTGTTGGTGGTGCAACCAACGTTTACCAGACTCTTATCTGTGGTCGCCAAGCTGCGGCGAAGGCTTTCAGCCGTGCGCCGGGATTTGGTGAGCAACCAAGCATTGTGTTCGGTCCTGTGACTGACACGCTGCGCCGGTTCAACCCTGTGGGCTGGTATCACCTTGCTGGATGGTCAATCTTCCGGCAGGAATGTATGCGACGAGTTGAATCGTCGTCATCTATAGGCGACAACACCTGATAGTTGTTGCTCACTGAGGTGTAGGGGGGTCGGGTTTTCCCCCTTTCCCCGGCTCCCCTGCTTCCTCTGCTATCATTTCAACCATGCCTGTCGTTAACGGAAAAAAGTATCCTTATACCGCTAAAGGTAAAAAGGCTGCTGCTGCAGCAAGAAAGAAAAAGAATGCAAAAGCCAAACGGTGATGTAACGATTCGGCCCAAACCCATAACTGGGACCGGAGGAGCTAAACGTGGCTAGTGGCCTTTACTGCCTGTCAATGGAACAAAACTTAGAACAGGTAACTAATTTTCAAATTGATTTTAATGATACGACTGCTGATCGTTTCAAATGCATGTTGTCTACAGCTTCGTGGACACCGGCTTACAGCACAATGTCAGTTAAGTCTGATGTGACTCACGAGGTGTCTGGTGCCGGGTATACCGCTGGTGGGGAGTCGTTGACTTCTGTCACGTTCGCTACGAGTGGGGGAACGATTACTTGGGATGCAGCGGATGTGGAGTGGGCTTCGAGCACGATTACTGATGCTCGTTACGCCACCATTTATGACGACACGCTCACTAATGATCCTTTGATTTGTACTATTGATTTTGGTGGAGATTTTTCTACTGTGTCTGGTACGTTCAAAATTACTTGGAATGCAAGCGGTATCTTTACGCTTGACTTGACCCCGTAGGAGTAAATAATGGCAATCCCAGCTACCGGGTATCCCACAACTCTTGATGACACGAATGCTACGCCTAGCGCAACGGTTGAGTTTCCTCAACCGAGTTCGTCAACGGATTTGGATGCAACCAACGTCGAACACGACATTTTGCATACGAATCTGTCGAAGGCCATTGTCGCTCTCCAGACGAAACTGGGGATCACCGACTCTGATCCCTCTTCTGGAACAATATTGCAGGGTACGGGTTCTGGGTCTGAGTGGTCTTCTACACTCCCCAGTGTCGGTTTCGGCACAGACGGCTCAGGTGTAGACGTAACATTTTATTCGGCTACCGCAGGCGACACGATGCTGTGGGACGCTTCGGACGAGAAGCTAGTTATCACTGGTAGCGACGGCCAGAACGCTTTAGAAGTTCCAGATGGCAATGTTTCGGTTACCGACCAACTCACAGTCTCCGGTGGGCTGGTTGCACCACTCCAAATTAATGCTCAGACCGGTACGACATATACGTTGGTTATTGGGGATGCCGGGAAACTGGTTACTTCTTCTAACGGGTCGGCGCAAACTATTACGGTGCCGCCGAACTCGTCGGTAGCGTTTGCTGTTGGCACTCAGATCATTGTTCAAAACATCGGCTCGGCTAATGCAACGCTGGCTCAGGGGTCTGGTGTCACTATTCAATCTAAGGATTCTAATAAGGAGATTGACGGTCAGTACGCTGCGGCGACGCTGATTAAAACGGCAACTGATACTTGGTCGCTTATTGGTGCTCTGAAGTAATGCCTGTACGTCCAGTCGATCACGGCATTGTTTCTGCTTCTGGTGCTGGTGGTGCTGAAATAACGGGAGGTAACAGTTACGACAGCCAAGGTGACGGCTACATATATGAGGAGTTTACTTCGTCGGGAACTGCGACTGTTACTGGTGATTTGACTGTTGACCTGATTGTTGTTGGCGGCGGTGGCGGTCTTAGCAACAGCGCTCAGTATAATAGAAACTCGTTCAGCGGTGCCGGTGGCGGTGGCGGTGTTCTTTTAGCCACAGGTTTAGCTGTAACAGCAGGAGATTACACCGTAACTATTGGAGCGCTTGGTTCCAACGGTGCAAGCGCAAGCCAGTATGGGACTAATGGGGGTACATCAGTCGTTGAAATTGGTGGCGTTCGGTGGACCGCTTCTGGCGGTGGTTTCGGCGGTTGGGGCGGCGACTATTACGCCGGTAACGGAAATGCTGGTTCAGCCGCCGACACCTCAAACCCGAACAGTCTGTCGGGAGTCCAAAGCTCTGGCGGCGCTAGCGGTGGCTCTGGTCTATGGTCTGGGTACACAGGTGCAACTGCAGGTTCAGGTGCTAGTTCTTACAATACTGGGGGTAATGGGGGAGCAACGGTAACTTTGCATTCTGGCGGTAATGGTGCTGGTACTGACTGGTACGGATCACCCGGTGGTGGTGGCTCTGGTACCGGTAATGCCGGTTCTAAACCGGGTGGTGGCGCAGGAGAAACGTGGAATAACTTTGAGTCAGCTTCTGACGTTTACGGATCAGGTGGAACTGCCACTGGAACAGACAGCGCAGGTACCGGTTACGGTAAAGGCAGTTCTTGGTCGAATGGTAACGGACAAGCAGGTGTTGTAATTTTTAGGTGGGCTGCATAATGCGGTTATTCGCTGAAGTTAATTCAGAAAATATTGTTGTTAATGTTGCTCTGTTTGAAGATGATAAAACACCTGTCGATTTAGGGTGGACAGGGTGGTATGAAACAGCAGAAAATATCCGTAAAACTGTAGCTGGTCCCGGCTCGACGTTTGTTCCAGAAGCAGACGGTTATCCTCTTGGATTGTTTTACCAGCCATGTCCGCACGAAACTTGGGTATTAGACGCTAATTATGATTGGCAACCTCCAACACCCAAACCAGAAGGAAACTATATATGGGACGACGAAACTAATAATTGGGTTGAGGTATTTCCTCACGAGGAAGAATGAACATCGTTGATGCCCCCGGCAAAATCACTACCGGACGGCCACTCAAACCCTTCGGCATAGTCGTACACCACACCGCCTCCAACCGCAACGCCGACCCCGACAACGTAGTCGCCATGTGTATACGTGGAGTCAACAAAGTCCCTGGTCCTCTCTACAACTATTTGATTAAACGTGACGGCACGATTATGAAACTCACGGCTGGCAACATCAAAGCCAACCACGCAGGCCGAGGCTTACAGTCCGTCCTGACTCGTGTCCAGAAAAACCTTCCCGTGACAGGCAACGCAGCCGCACCAGGAAAGATCAGCGCGAACTCCCGCTTCATTGGGGTGTCAATTATTAACGACGGTTTGGGTGAAGATGTGCCCGAAACACAGATGGACGCATTGATTGATTTGTGCGCCTTTCTGTGCGACGGACATAAATGGAACCCGGACGCAGCGGTGATAGGACACAAGGAATGGACTTCTAGGAAAGTCGATCCCTCGTTCTCGATGCCTGAGCTGCGGGTAATGATCCGTCGCCGCATGGTTACGTCTGTTCCCACAATGGTTTTACCGAAAGAACCTGATGACGGCTTGGTGCCGTTTCCTGGGACACTTCGGAAGGGGTCACGTTCGGCTGCTGTAAAGTTTATGCAGGAACGCATAGGTGCAACAGCGGATGGTATTTTTGGACGAAACACGAAAGCACAATTAATTAGATGGCAGCGAGCCAACGGGCTTGTTGCCGACGGCATATGCGGCCCCCAGACGTGGGGTCGTCTTCAACTGAAAAGGAACGACATTGTTCAACCAGCGTTTTATTAAAGACTCTTTAGAGCGTGGAGTATCCACGTTCGCACAAGCATGGGCCGCAGCTATGGCTGTACCCGGACCTGACTGGGGTGACTCCCTAAAAATTGCGGGGGTCGCTGCTCTCATCGCTATCGCTAAAGCTGTTGCTGCTACACGGGTAGGGGACTCCGAATCGGCATCTCTTAGCAGCTAGGGAGATGGGTTGTGGCAACGCAATATCGTCAATCAGGAGTTGTATATAGGGCATCGGGCGTCGCTTATGGGACGCCTACAACTATTACCCCTGCCACCATTGCGGCCACAGCAACCATCCCCACCGATTTCGAGTTTGAGTATCGCCAAACTGGGCAAGCGTACCGAAACAGTTACGACTATCGTCAAGCCCTAATTTCAGGCAACGTCTATCTGGTTGTTGCTACCCCGGCCACGGTCGCTGCCACCACTTCGATCACGGCGACCGGTGGAATACCGATCACGGTATCTGTTTCAACTATTGCTGGTGTAGCAGCGTTACCTGGCCCCAGTGTAACAGCCAACTATGTAGACGTTGAAGAAGTAGACCTTAGCGCTGTAGCAGCGTTACCTGCCCCCACGATTCTGACTGGGGCGTTAATGACTCCAGCCACGATTGCTGGGGTCGCAGCGTTACCCGCCCCCACCCCCGAAGTCGAGGTGATCGCCAACCATGTCAGTGGCACCGGCGCTGTCCCAGAGCCGACACGGGAATGGCATGTCCTCCCAGGCACTATTACTTGCACCACCACGATGGGTGAAGAACAGGTTTACACGCTCCTCGAAATGCCGTTCACAATGACCCTTCCCCCTGTCGGTTTACGGCAGGACGCTACCCCTGCGGCGTATGCGTTACGACGCCACTACGCCCAGGAGAAGAAGGGAACGAACCTGATAATTGTCAACGGCACTTCCATTCAGACGTTCCCTCCAGCGGACTGGTCAACTGTGACAAGATGGATATATGGGGGACATGCGTCCCCGAAGGACTTAACGTCCTCTGAAATAGCGTTGTTGATTGCTAACGGATATTCGATTGATGTTGGAGCTGGAGCCTAAATGCCTGTTTATGTTTACCGTTGTTTAGATTGCGGCCTCACTGTTGATGTACGCCACAGTTTCGATGAAACGTATGGCGGTGTGTGTGAAGGATGCGACGGACCTGTTCGCAAGTATTTCGGCAATGTCCAGTTCGCACCATCGGCTACTCCTAGCCGGGGAAACATTGACTGGGGAGTATCGAAACGTAATGAAAAAAACAAAGACGCAGACATGGCCGCGTATAAGCGACTCCGCTCTGAGGGCTTGCAGCCCCGTTCTATTAACGGGTCTTCCCATCTTGAGAAACATGCAGGAACAGCGCATGAGATCACAGCAGGCCAAGTCCTCTCTGAAGACGGACGGAAACGTAAAGAGGCGGCCCTCAACGAAGTTCTTGGGAGCACCTGATGACAGCACAAGTATGGATTGATTCGACAAGAGACATGCTTTTGTCGGGCTACGTCGAGGAACTTGACGTTATTACTGGAGACGTTTCAGCAGGAGCTTCAGAAATAATTGTTCAAGGCTACGCATCTTCTATCGTTAAAGGTGTTGTCATCGAGATCAATGCCGAGCTGATGTATGTTCTTCAGGTCGCTTCAACAACCATTTCAGTATTGCGTGGCTACGGTGGCTCTACTGCAGCGGCTCATACCGCTAACGACATTGTTCGTGTGTCCCCCAAGTTCCCCACTAACCGCATCATTTCTTCACTCAACGACGATCTCGCTGACCTGTCAGCCCCAGGTCAAGGGTTGTTCCAAATGAAAACCACGAGCTTCACATACAACGCTGGGGTGGATGGCTACGATTTGACGGGGTTGACTTCCGCTGAGATCGACTCGATCTATTCGGTGACGTATGCCGACATTGGGACTGAAGCTGCGGAGCCTGATGTGTCGTCGTGGCGGCTTCGCCGTAACCGTGACACCGCTTCGTTTTCTAGTGGGCTTGCTTTGATTCTTTACACTGGTGCGTGGCCGGGACAAAAAATAACGGTCATGTATAAGTCGCCGTTCACTTCTATCACTGACGGCACTACTGCCCGTTCCACTGTGGGGTTGGCTACCACCGCCTACGATCTTCCCCCTCTTGGGGCTGCGATGGCTTTGATGACGACCACACCGATACGTCGAGAGTTCCTTGACGCTCAAGGCACGTCCCGTATGGCAGACGAGGTGCCTCCTGGCGCTATCTCTGCGTCGTTCCGTGATCTGATGGGGCGGCGGCGTGCCCGTGTCGAAGCTGAAGCGTCACGTCTTGTTTCCCAGTATCCACAGTTGTGGACTCGTAACTCAGCTATGCGTCCGACCGCTCAATGGAGCGGGTTCACGTCGTGAGTTTTAATGCCGAATCGTTGCCAGTTGAACTGGATGGTGTGTCCTATCTTGTGGACGCACGCCAGTATGGGCGCACTACGGTTCCGGCGTTACGTGAACAGCGTGACACGAGTGGCGAAGCCGGTGAGAACGCTTTAGATACGAGCGGTGCGTGGACTCGCTCTCAAACAGATTGGAGTTACGGTGCTGGTCAAACGCATTTTGATTTGGCTGACAGTGATCGTCGCAGGTTCAACACTTCTGTGGGCGTTGATGTCTGGACGAAAGGCGAAGCCACACTTCTCCCCATCACCGAAACAGGGGCCAACACCCCGACATTCACGACGGGTGACATAATCACTGAACGGGTAACGAACGCTGCTGGCACCGAATACTTGTATGTTGCCAACGGCACAAGTCTTTACCTTTCCTCCAACCCGGCGGCTGCGAGTCCCACCTGGACCACCATTACTGTCGGGGGGACCACGACCAGTATCACGAGTGACGGCACGAACGTCTATCTCGGTTTTGACGGCGTTATCGTCGCAGAACAATCCGTGATCGGTAGCAGTTCAACTTCGGCTTTCGGTTCACTCGATCCGAACCTCATCAAAATTGTTGCCGGTCGTGTCATCGCAGCAGACGACAACGCTATCTATGAACTGGATGCTGCCGGAGCGAAAGCCACTTCTTCTCTCGACTATTCTCTGCCGTTGGCTTCAAGTGTGTGGGTGGATGTGGACGCTGGACCGGGCGGTATTTATGCGGCAGCGAACACTGAAGAAACTGGAGCCGTGTATCACATTGGGGTTAGTTCCACTGACGGTACTCTCACCACTCCCACTATTGCCGGTGAACTTCCTCGCGGTGAAAAGATTAACGCCATCCTGGTGTATGGTCCTGTGCTGTGTATTGCCACGAACAAGGGGTTTCGTACAGCTCTGATTGATACGAACTCAAATGGGGTAACGATTGGTCCGGTGATCGAAACTGGTGGGGAAGCCTACGAGTTGGAGGCTGATGGACAGTTTGTTTGGTGGGGATCAGGGTACGGTAATACTTTTCGTGCAGATTTGACTCGGTTCACTGACACTCTCGTCCCTGCTTACGCCTCAGATCTCATCAGCGCCGCCTCAGCGAGCGCCGCAGATCTCGTTAAGGGGGTTACCCGTCTAAACAATGGCGGTTCGCCTAAGCTCTTTCTGGGCGTTGTGAGCGGAGGTGCGGCAGTCCTGCAGCGTGAGTCTCGTACTGGTGTGAAAGTTGCTAGTGGGACACTCAACATTGGTGAATGTTCGTGGTCAACTGTGGCACCGAAACTGTTGCGTTCCGTCACTGTCCGCCAAGACCGCGCCCAATACACATTCGGGGAAGTGGACTACCGGGCAACAGGCATAGACTACCGTCACTCCACCTACGAATATCGAGGCGACCCTCTTTCAAGT